TTATTCCTGTGCCCAGCCAACCCTGTATGCCAGGATCTCATCCGCACTGCTCAGCGATTCCAGGTCCTTCTTCATGGTGCGCTGGCGAATGTGGATTTCCATCCCTTTGGTGAACATCGCCTGCTCTGCCGCTTCACTCAGCGCAATAAGCTCTTCTGCTGTCACCGGCACATCATTGTTTTCCGCATCCGTCCAGAAAAACGCCTCCGGCAGTTTCCCCGATTTCGCTGCCGCCACCGACGGCTCAAGACGCGTCTGCGTTGACTTCCCGTAGTCCCATTTACGCCCATTGTGCTCAAACGTGTAGTTCGCCGCTTCCATCGCATTACGCCAGGCGTTAATTTCATCGCCCTTCATCCCTCGCGCTTTCTCCGCGGTCAGCAGGTCCGTGATTTTCTCCCCGTCAAAACCCCAGCGCCCCGAGATGTCAGCTTTGCGGTTTTCTTCCGTATCCGCCACCTCCACCACACTCTGGCCCACTGGCCACAGAACTGATGCCACCCTGCTGATGCCGGTAATGACTCCGGCACTGTTATAAACCACCTTCAGCGTCTCTGCTGAAAATAACGACTGACACTCATACCAGTCCTGACCATCCTCTGATTTCAGGTACATCGCACCCGGCACATCCGGATTTTCCGGCGTGTATTGTCTGAAATTCTTTATGTGCATCTGTAAGTCCTCCCGGTTACATGTCTGAAAGATGATGCGCTTTATAATGGAAAATACTCAAACCCCGAAGCTCCTGACGACACATACTCACCCACGCTGACTGTACGCCACTGAGAACCATCAAATGTCACCTGAAGCGGCCTGTAAGAAACCGATATCACACCATCTGCTCCTCTACTTTTCAGACCAGTAATCACAGCTCCTATACTCAGGCTTATTGACAGAAAACCAGAGCTCTCTTCTGCTCTGTAAGTCTGTTCATTACCCAGCCTGATACCCACAACCCGGCTCTTCCCGTCTGATGCCCCGGGCGGCCCCATCGGCCCGGTTTCTCCACGCTCACCTCTGGGACCGGGGTCGCCTTTCTCCCCTTTCGGTCCCTGCGCTCCCCGCGGACCAGCGGGGCCTGTTGCTCCCGTTTCACCTTTCGGACCCTGTGCTCCGGGGTCACCTTTCTCTCCTTTCGGACCGGGAACACCACCTCCTGCTGCAGCCTCTTCTGCCTTTGTTTTCGCTTCATTTGCCACATCCATTGCCGCCTTCACGGCCTTCGGCGTGGCTGCCTTTGTTTCGTCATTACTGCCAGTATCACTGCTTAACTGCACCACACCTTTCTGCGTCGTGCTGGCATCCCGCTGGCTGACCGTATCCGGTTTGTTTTTTGTGCTGTAATCCACCCGCCAGTGGAAATACCGTGTGTCGCCGTAAACCGTACAGGTACAGACCGTGCCATTAATAAACCCCGTTGCACCGTATTCGCCAATGGTGACCCGGACTATGGCAGCCTCATACGTTCCCATCACCTCAATGACACAGCCACCCAGATTGAGTTTTCCCGGTCCGACATCCGTGATGACTTTATTCATTGACGCAAGCAGTGATGCCTTCATCATCCAGTAAGGCTGGTCAAATGCCCCTTTTTCTTTCAGCCAGGCAACAAACTCGCGTGTTTTCCATTCACCGGCCCCCGTATGAATGTCCCGCCCGTATACTCTGGCTGCTCCCACGGTGTTCAGAAACTTCACCTTATCCGGGATATCATCACCGTTTTTCGCTTTCTCCAGGCATCCGTCCGCTTTGTCCATTGCCGCTTTCACCGCTTTCGGCGTGGCTGCCTTCGTTTCATCATCACTGTCCGTTGCGCTGCTTAACTGCACAATTCCCTTCTGTGCCGTCGTCGCATCCGGCCCTCCCGGCTCGCCTTTTTCGCCCTTCTCTCCCCGTTCACCTTTCACACCCTGAAGCCCCTGTGGTCCTGTCTCACCACGCTCACCCTTTGGCCCCCGCTCGCCGGTATCGCCTTTTGGCCCGGGAATACCCTGCGGCCCGGTGTCCCCCTTATCCCCCTTCGGTCCCCGCGCATTCTCTGCCCGTTTCTTCGCTTCCTCTGCACTCGCCGCTGACGCTTCCGCACGTTTCAGGATTTCCGCTGCCACCGCTTCCAGCTCTGCAAGGGCTTTCGGGTAATACTGTGCGTCTTCCAGGTCCATCAGAAATTTATTCAGCGTTCCCGGTGCAGAATCCGCCTTCACCAGAATGTCACCCACATATGACGGCGCGTACCCTTCCGTGTTCAGCGTCACCCGGTACAACCCCGGCTCAACATCCATACTGTAACTGCCGGTTTCCCCCGGCTGACCATACGCCACCGTGGTGACAATCACCATCTCCGTTGTGCGGCGCGCTTTCAGCTCTATCGTGCATCCCGGTACTGGTTTTCCCGTACCATCCTTCAGCACACCCGATATTCTGACTGTCATGGATTTCCCCCATAAAAAAACCGCAGTACCGGTTTCCCGGCCTGCGGTAAAATTTGTGGTTTGTTGGTGTTAAAACGGTGCCATCCGGCTGACCACCCTCAGCAACCGGTCGGCGGGGGATATTCTCCCCCGCCACGGTTTCTTACTGCTTACACTGTAAGAACGCCGCAATCTCCGCGCCCGCTATCCGGAACCGGAACTCGCACAGTGAACTGTGGGTGATCCAGATAATGAGCACTACCGTGATACAAATCACGGTGGTTTTTAACGGTTTTTGCGACATAAACGCTTGCTCCTTTTACGGAGAGGCGCTAACCTTCAATTTGCTGAAGATCGAAAGTCAGGCCTCGGGTTAAACATGAATGTTTGTCCGGGGCCTTCGTCTTTCCGGCCTTCAGGTGTTCCCTCCGGCCATCAGCCAAAGGCACCCGCGCATACTGTACGGTTTTTGTCTCCTTCCGGCAATCCCGGGGCGCGATGTTCAACTGATGCCGATCCCCGCCGTGGATTTTTTCATGACCACAACCAGTAAATCACTGATGTATGTTGTCGGCGTCCAGTGGTTCACCCCGTTCGACCACACATTAAACGTCAGGGTCACATGACCCCGTCCTGCTGGCATATCAATGACGGACGAAAACACCCGGGTGACATCCGTTGCCGGCTGATGAAAAATTACCCTTCCGTTCATCTGCACCTGTAACTGACACGTGGAATACCATGTTGAAGTGTGATCTTTGCTGGACTGGTGCTCATGTCTCGCCCCCCGGAACAGCACCGGTGGAATGATAATCTGCCGGTCGAAGCCCTGGTCATCGTAAACCGTGACGGTTATCGTGCCACTGGCATAACTGTTATTCCGGGGAAAGGCTTTCCCCACCGTCTTCACCAGATCGCCTTCAATCTGGTTCGCAGACAGTTTCCCTCTGATGACACAGTTCTCGTTAATGGTGACATTATTGAGCGTGCCGCTATTCGCTGTGACAGCTCCACTGATGTCCGCATTGCGGGCCGTCAGCCTGCCCTCCGGCGTCAGGGAGAACGTCGGGGGATTGCCGGACGAGGTGATGCTCACTGCAAACAGTCGCTTCAGGAACACATCGTTCATGAACAGCTGATTCCCCTGCGCCACAAACAGCGGCGTGGTGTTGCCGTTCTCCGGGTTAATCATCGCGATACGGTCCGCCTGCAGCAGAATATTGCTCAGGGGCTGGCCATCAGCATCCTCAATCCCCGCACCTATACCGGCAACATACGGAATGCCGTTTTTCGTTTTCTGCACCTTCAGCATATACAGCGCAGCCAGGTCGTTATTTGTGTCTGTCTGCACCCGCTGTATCTGCTGTATGGTGGCACTCTGGTCTTCCAGGGTTTTACTGACCGTCTGCGTGATTTCATTGCGGGTTTCGGTGATGGTGGTCTTCATCTCCGCCATCTCATCGTCAAGCTGGCTGTTATCAATCAGCTCCCACATCCCCTGTGCCAGATGTGTCTTCCCGATTTCTCCTCTGAAAAAGTCCAGATACCCTTCCGCATCATTGCTCGCCCGGCCACTGGCTTCCACAAACGCAGATTTCCCCACCAGGTTGACGCTGCGCACATAAAACCAGAAATCCTTCCCCGGCTTGATGTGCGGGCCGGAGACGCTCCACTGGCTGCCTGTCCCCAGATAACGGGCAGAGGTTTCCACCTGAGATGTGTCTGCGATTTTTGCCTCCGAGAACCAGAACTCAAACTGTACCGTCGGGTCATACACCGCCAGCACCGGTACTGCTGTTATCTGATAATACCCCGGCGTCAGCTCAATGCTGGCCGGTGCTGCAGGCGCATTAATCCGGAACGCGGTGGTGGCAGGTTCGCCCTGCTGGCCGTAGCTGTTTATCGCCCTGACCGTCAGGGTGTATTCCCCCAGAGGCAGGCCACTGAAACGGTGCTCCGTGTCGGCAGTGATGGCGGTGGTCACCAGGCGGCTGTTTTCACCGTTTCCGCTGGTCAGGCGCAGACTGAAGCGCACGCCCTTCACCACCCGCGGCGTGTCCCATTTCGCCAGCGCCAGATACTGGCCGTCTGAGGCACTCACCTCCACCGTGAGGTGCTGCACTGCCGGCGGGATAACGCTGTTCAGTGAACCGGACAGCGGCTCAAAGCGAGCCCCGTTATCCACAATGGCTTCTTTTTCCGGTACGTGCTGCACTGCCGTGATGGCAAAAGTGCCGTCCGTGTTTTCCCGGATGGAAACACAGCGGAACAGGCGACGACGCAGTGACGGCAGGGAGAGTCCCCACACACCGTATGTCTCCACGCCATCCGGCAGGGCGCTGACCTGTATCCGGTCCGGCGCGGGGTGTGCAGTGATGTCCACGCGCACCGGCTTACCGCTGCCGTTAATCAGGTTCACCGTCGATGTCCCTGCTTCCGGCAGTGTCACCTCACGGTCCAGCGTCAGTGTGCGGCTGGCGGCATCAATGGACAGGATGCGTCCGCCGGTCAGGGTCCCGGCATAGTCGTTATCACAGATTTCAATGATGTCACCGGGCGTATGCCGCAGCCCCTGTGACCCGAGCGTGAAATCCACCGTCTGCGTTTCCAGCAGTTCGGTCTTTATCACCCACAGTCCGGCACGGTGGGCCTGACCGCGGCTGGTACAGCCAAACGCATCCATCTTCAGCAGGTTGCGTCCGTAGCGCAGGATGGCGTCCGGGTCTTCCACCAGTTCCGTGGAGGTCTGCCAGCCGTTCTGCGGGTCGGTGTAATTCACCTCCACCGCCGTGTGCCGGTCCTTCAGGGCACTGAAGCTGTAGCGGAACCCCACGCCGTTATCATCCACCACCACATCGCTGTTGGTGTACGGCCACACCACATCCGACGGACGGTCCTGAACGAACGTCAGCGTCTGGCCGTTCCATACCGGCATACAGCGCATCGCCGAGCAGAAATCCCCCAGGACATCCCACACCTTACGCTGCTGTGACAGGTACGCATTGAAAGTCATCCGCGGCTCTGTTCCCCCGAAACCATCCGGGACCGTCTGGTCGCAGTACTGCCCGATGGCATACAGTGCCCACTTGTCCACATCCGCGGCCCCCAGGCGTTTTCCCATGCCGTAGCGCGGGTGGGTCAGCATGTCCCACAGGCACCAGGCCGGGTTATTGCTGTATGCCGGTTTCAGACTCCCGTCCCAGATACCGCTGTAGGTGCGTTTTTCCGGGTCATAGTTTGACGGCACCTGAATGATGCGACCACGGATATGGTAGTTCACCGTCAGCTGCTGGCCACCAAACTGCTCCGCATCCACCTGCAGCCCCACAATGGCCGTGTTCGGGTAGCACTGTTTCACATCGATGATTTCGGTGTATGACGACCACAGCGTTCTGTTCTGCAGCTGGTCCGTGGTGCTGTCCGCCGTCTCCCTGACCATCCGGATGTTAAAGGGGCGCTCAGGGAGATTATTCAGAATCACAGACGTCAGGTACTGCGAGGTGGTCTTGCCGTTAATGGTGATATCCTTCTCCGTCACCCAGTGCCCGTTACGCTCAAGCTGAATCAGCAGGCGGACAGAAGAGGGATTACGGTCACCCTTTGAGGTGGTCTCCACCAGTGACTGCACCCCGAAGGTGACCCGCAGACGGTCAATGTTCGCTGACGTGATGGTGCGCGTCACCGGCTTTGCCTTCGTCACCTCCACGCCCAGTGCGGTTTCTGCCCCGGAGGACTCAAAGCCTTCCGGCGGTGTCTGCTCCTGCTCCCCGGCGCGCCAGACGGCGGTCACACCGTGTATCACGGGATTACCGTCCGTGTCCGTCAGCGGGGTTTTGTTCACCAGAATACTCTGCAGTCCCTTCACCGGACCTTCCACCGGTCCCTCACCAATGGCATCAATCACGCTCATCATCTGCGTGGATTTGAGATTGTCCTTCGCCTCACGCGGTGTGTGCCCCTTGCCGCCCCCTTTACCCACTCTGCCCCCCTCTCCTGTCTGATGTCTGAATCTGTTTATGCCCAAAAACAACAGGCACCCCGGAGGGTGCCTGTGTCATGACGGAATAAAATTTCTGAAATTCTTCACATTTCCGGCAATTGCCTGTAGCCGCAATAATGACGCTGCGTTACTTTTTTGATGCCTGAAAAATAACTCCATAAAGTTAATCTTCATCGTTCTCTCCCGCAGCTCCACTAACTCTGCGGGATTTTTTTTATTTTTATCCCCGCCCGATAACCACCACTTTCCCGTCTCCGCCCTCATCACGGGTGCTGATGTCCTGGGATATCCGTCGTGAACCAACCAGCATTTCACCGTAAGGCACCGGCATCGGGTTACCCTGGGCAATCATGTTGTCCAGTGACGAAAAATACGTGTTCTGTTTACCGTTATCCGTACTTTTATACTCCGGCGTCTTTGCCTTCGGGGCCAGCATCTGAGCCACACCACCCAGTATCATGCTGGCACCCAGTGAGAACAGCATCGTGGTGGCAGTCAGCCCTCCGGCACTCAGGGCTGCGCCCCATGCCGCCAGTGTTGCACCACCAGTGAAAAATGACCCGACAATCGCTGCAACCCCCAGCACCACCTGAAAAACACCATTTCCCCCGGCTCCGGCCAGCCGCGGTACAATATGAATCACGGCCCTCCCGCTCAGTGGCTCATGAAGACGGGCATACACCGCCTCCGGCGCGGTATCCTCACCGGCAATACGTATCTGATACCAGCCTTCGTTCATCTGACCGCGGAATCCCGGCACCTGCAGCGACAGGGCACGGATGGCCTCCGCTGCCGTGTTCACATACAGGCTGATGCGGCGACCAAATCGTTGTAAATCCCCGTGAAGGCAGATGCGGACCAGTGGCGGTGACGCCAGACAGAATGCGTTCGTCGTTGCCATTTTTCAGAATACCTCTCCCGTTTACTCAGTTGTTCAGGTATATGGTGAAGCAGTTCACCGTTGCCACAGTAAATGGCGGCATGATTCGGCACCGATGCGCCAAAGCAGCACAGCAGGATATCGCCCGCCTGTGCACAGGACGGAGACACCCGGTAAAAGCCGTTGTCCGCCAGGTTGTCCAGGTACAGGTTCTGGCCGTTGTGCCACCAGTCATCCTCACGCACAAAATCCGGCAGCGTTATCCCCGCCAGATGGTAAGCATCCCGGAACAGGGTGTAACAGTCCGTCACACCGTGTTCAAAGCGCCGTCCGGTCAGGTGCGGCACACAGCGGAACCGGTGAATTTCACCCCGGCAGACCAGCCACCAGGGCAGGGCACTCTTTATCTGCAGCCGCCGGTCCGCCTCGCTCAGCCAGGGCAGACCACCGGGATGACTGTGGACCAGCGCCACAATCTCCCCCTGCATCTGTGCCTGCAGCCAGTCTTCCGGTGTAATACGAAAATACGCCTCCGGCTCTGCGGAGATATTCACGCAGGGCTGGTACCGTTCGCCCTCCGGGGTGCTTATCACGAAGCCGCACGACTCCGCGGGCGCACATCGCCGGGCATGCGCCAGAATCGCTGATTCAGTCTGTGTCATAAACCGGGATTTACTGCGAAAGTTTGTTAATGGAAAGGAAACCGCCAAAATTGACCGCCATGCCGCGCATCTCACACCCGCGCATGCATTTACTGCATCTGTCCTTCCGGATATCCGTGGTGGGGTTGTCGAACTCATCCGCCACTGCCGGACCGTTATACCCGCACTCATCGCCCCGGTAATCCCACATACAGGTGTTCGCCAGCATGATGCGACCGGGAAACAGCGCACCGTCCGTCTCCGTCGGTGTCGCCAGCACAAACGAGGCCGTCATGGCCGTCAGCGCTGACATCTGCTCCACCACCCACCGGTCCGTCAGCTCCTGCTCCGGGTCGGCCTCAGGATTGCCTGCCACAAAGTTCACCGCATCCAGAAAACGCGCATACACCCGGCGGCGGACCACCGTGGCACCCACCAGGCTCTGCAAATCCTCCGCCATCCCGGTGACAAGGCCGAACAGATTGGACACCGTCAGCGACGGGCGGGCACTGCTGCCCTTTCCGTTCATCTCAAAGCCACTCCCCTCAATCGGGTACGCCTGATATTCACGCCCCTGCCAGGTCACCGGCTCCCCTTTTTCATTCAGCTCATTGCAGAAAAAATACCGCTCACCGCCCTGCACCGTCAGGTCGATTTCCCAGAGCACCACCCGCGGTGACTGCTCTGACTTAACCGACTCGTTCAGGCTTGCTTCGTGAATATCCTGCATCAGTTCACCACCTGCTTAAACTCCGCGCTGAACTCAACGCGCAACATCCCGACCCGCGCAGACCACCCGGCACAGGTCACCTTTATCTGCCGGTATGCATAGGGTGGCTTCCACAAAAATGCCTTCCAGCCCCCGTGCTCTGCCAGGAACGCTTCCAGATGCCGGGCCTCCTCCCGGCTCACGGAAAGCATCACCCGGTATGTTTTCAGGTCAGCATTCAGCCCTGCCGCCATACGCTGTGAGTACCCGTCACCAAAACGCACTTCACGCACCGATGGCTGCGAGTTCACCTCCATATCCGGCTTCACTTTCCAGCGAAAGGTTTTCATCGCCCGCTCCCTGATAACATACCGCCATCACGCAACTGCAGCCGGAGTTCATCCTGCGCCCCCTTACGGGCCATGTCATACACCGCCTTCATCAGCTGCGGCCCCGCCTGTCCGTTGATACCGTCGTTCTGAATCACCACGTGATTGTTCTGATTAAAATTAATACCTTCCGCCCGCCGCATCTGCGCCGGACTTCCGGCACCACCCACATACCCCCCTTCCGCATAGCCGCGCATCAGACGGTAAAGATTCCCCACGCCAATCCGGCTGGTTGCCTCCTTCGTGAAGACAAACTCCCCGCGGTGAACTATCCCCGCAGGCTCATATTTGCCGCCCGTCCCCGTAAATCCTCCGGTCGCGAAATGGGAGTTCGCCGCCGCAGCCTGAATGGCCGTCCCCGTGGAAGCGGATGCGCCACCACCGAAAGCACCACCAATGGCGCTGCCGATACTCCCGACAATCCCCACCATCGCCTGCTTCAGAAAAATCTCTGTCAGCATGGAGAGCACGGAACGGGTGAATCCCCGCCAGTTCTGTTCGCTGCCGGTCAGCATCGCTGCCATATTCTGTGCAATACCGTCAAAGGTCTGCGTGGCCGCGCTTTTCACCTGCGAAAAACTGTCCGTCGCACTTTCCGCCCACTCGCCCCAGCCGGACTTCATCCCGGCCATCCAGCTTCCACGAAGCTGCTCCTCTGCAGACCAGGTGTTCTTCAGTGCAGATGTGGCCTTCGCCAGCGCAGCCGGATTATCACCGTACACGTCACGAAGGCGCTGCTCTTCCGACTCCCGCTGCGCCTGACGGTCGGTGAGGCCGCGGGCTTTTGCGCTGATGGCGGCCTGCTTCGCGCTCTGCTGCTGTTCAAACCGCGCCGCCTGCTGTGCCAGCTCATTCAGCCGTTTCTGGTGTTCAACCTTGTCGCCCAGGTCAGCCAGCTGGCGTTTGTACTCCAGCGTCTCTTTCTCATGGGCCAGCAGGGATTTTTCCTGCCCGGATAACTGTCGTTTCGTGGCGGCCTCTTTCAGGACCGCATACTGACTTTCCGCCTTCCATAAATCACGGCGCTGCCGGCTGATTCTCTCATTCGCACCGCTGTGTTTTTCCAGCGTCCTGAGCTCAGCTTCAAGGGCAAGCAGAGCCTCTCTTGCCTGCTCCTCTTCCCTCTCCCCGGCAGAGCGCGTTTTCGGTGATGTATGCTTTTTACCTGTCAGCTCTTCAGCCAGACGGCTGACGGCTTCCTGCTGCCCCGGACCTTTGCTGACGCCTGTTGCACGCGAACGGTTGATGTACCCCATTTCCCCCTGGCGTATACGCGCATCCCGTTCCGCAATGGATTTTCTCAGCGCCAGTTCATCGCGTTTTGTCTTCTCAATAAATACGCGGTTCTCTTCTGCCAGTTCACCAAACAACGCACCAACGCCGGGCACATTCTTTGTCGTTTCCCAGGCTGACTGAATAAATTCAGCCAGCGCCAGATCCCCCTGCACAAGCAGCAGCTTCACCTGTTCAACGGTTCCTGCCACCACGTCAGTGATCAGACTGAGTGCCCCCAGTGTATGATCACCTATCCATGCCCATGCGTCAGAAGTCCAGGTTTTAACATCGTCCCAGATTTTTTCCACCGGCGTGGCCGCTTTATCAAGTTGCTCCAGACGTGCATTCATGACATCCGCAAACAGGGACATCGCCTCCGTTACCGCAGCCTGTTTACCTTTCGTGCGCTCAAGCTCATCAATATGGCGTAACTGGGAAACGCTCAGGAAGTTATACTGCTGATTCAGGGAGGCCAGCGCCTTCACCGGATCAGCTGCAATCCCTTCAAAGGCTTTTTCCACCTTCCCGGCATCGTCCCCCACCGTCTGCAGCCATCTCTGAGAGGTTTCCCCCATGATCCGTAGCTGCCCGGCGGTATATTTCCCGCTTTCTGCCAGACGGGCCAGATTTTCTGCCGCCTGTCTGATACCACCACCGGCTTCATCGCTGATCACCCCGGCCATTTTCCACAATTCTGCCGTTGTGGTGGCAGCCGCCCCTCCGGTCAGGGTCAGTGAACGCAACAAGGCCCGGTCAGCCTGCTCTGCCTGCCAGGCAGCGGCAGCAAGCGCGGCCAGTACGGCAACCCCGCCACCTGCCGCCACACGGGCCACCGACATAAATCGTCCCAGTTCACCGGCATTCCGGGCATTTTCAGCCAGTGCATTTGCCGTATCTGACAGCGAATCCTCTGATGATTCAGAGGCATCCCTGATCCCGAGAAGTTCCTCCTTCAGCAGGGTAAGCAGGCTGAGCGGTCCACCGAATGAATCGCTGATCTGCCCCCCCTGCTGCAGCATGATAAGGAAGGGATTCTGACCACCGGCAAGCTGAGTGACAATATCCGTGAACTGTGCGGGCAGTGTGCGCATGGCAGCCTTATACTGTCCGACTGATATCCCGGCTTTTTGTGCAGCCAGCGCCTGTCGGCTCAGCCCCTGTTCAACAGTACTGGCGGTTTTTCTGGCATCCGCCTCCAGACTGGAAAAATGGCGGCGTACCCGGGCCATCTGTTCATCAAACCGGGCCGCATCCAGACTCAAATCAATAACAAGATCACCCGCTGGCTGGGACATATCTCACACCTCCGGAAATCCCCGCTGAAGCCATCATTAATGCAACATCATCTTCGCTGACATCCACCACATCCGCAGAAGGTGAAATATCGCCCCCACCCACCCCACAGAACCGGACGCCTCCGGCAACTCCTGCCGCTTTCTGCATCAGCATGTCTTCCTCGTCCGGCATCTCCGTCTGCTCTTCCTCACACGCTGGCGCAAGCAGACTGAAATCCGCCGGATGCATATCCGGATCGCCAAAAAACAGGCTGAGTACGGCGTACATCAGCCCGGAAAAATGAGCGTCCAGTTGGGTATCCTGAAAATAATGCGTGCAGTAAAAACGTCGCCAGTCGGCATATTCGGTGGATGTCATCCCGGCAAGCATGGCGCGCCAGTCGGGTCTCCCCATCTCTCGCGCCAGTTTCAGGACAAAGTTCAGCTCGCCTTCGAATGCTTTTTTGATGTTACCGGCTCAGTCGCTTCTGCTTTCCCGGTTTGTTCAGGATCGGCATCGTGCCGGTTATCCAGCATACCTGAAAGATAAAGCACCCGGTTCGTTGCCTGATTCAGTGCATCAGCAGGCCATCCCAGCATCACTTCACGGCGGATCTGCTGCATCTCTGTCTCCGGAGAGGCCAGAGTGCCTTTGAGGGAATGGGAATGCCATAGCGACATCGCCACAAGCAGGGATGCCGTTTCCAGATATCGCTGGTTAATGTGCACGACATCATGCTTCGTTGTCCCCTGTTGTTCTGCGTCTGAAACAAACTTCATATAATCAAACCGCTGCAGCGCGGACAGCTCCGACAGCGTGACGGACACACCGTTATATTCAAATTGTTCTGTTTTCAGGAACATGCTTGATCTCCTCCCCTCAGCCCGCAGCGCCATCCGTGACGGTGATCTCCGCCACCGCCGCAAACTCACCGTTGCCGGTGACAACAGGGATCTGCGCTTTACCTGCCGCAACACCTTTCACGGTGATCGTGTTCCCTTTCACGGTAATGGTGGCGAAATTCTGATTTGCCGACGTTGCGCGGAATGTTTTATCCGTTGCGCCTTCCGGCTGAACGGCCACAGTCAGGGTGGTGCTCTGACCTTTTGCCACATTCCCCGTTAGTGGCGTCACGGTAATACCGGTGACCGGTGTGATTTCTCCCCGATCCTCCGCCAGCGACGGACGACCAATATTGGTGATTTTTACCGTACGGGTAATCACTTCTTTGGCAGTCACCGCTTTACCAATGGCGCTGACCCAGCCACGAAACACATCCACCGTGCCATTCGGAAAACGGATTTTATAGGCCCGGACATCGCCGCTTTCAAACCAGCCTATAAGCCCTTTCTGGCCTTCCTCTCCCGGCTTCCAGGCCAGCGTAAAACTGGTATCACCGGCAGATTTCTGCCCCTGCCCGGTGGATACCCAGTCAGCATCCTCATCATCCAGATAGTTATCATCGTAGGATTCCGCCGTCATCTCGCCGGGGGTCAGATCCTTCACCTTCGCCAGTCGCTGCCAGTCATCGTCTGACAACGGGTTTGCATAAGCATCAGCCTTGCCGTTGTAAACCCACAGTGTGGTACCGGAACCTTTCACCGGCTCAAGAGGATTTGGTGTTGCCATATCGTCCTCACATCTCGTATGTAATGGAATAAGTCAGATCCGCAGAGCTCCATAACGCCATATCGTCATCACGACGATACTCATAGCCCTGCGTAACCATCGTGGTAATCATGCCTGCCAGTGCAGGGATCTCCGCCATCGCCGGGTAAATCCGGCTTTCCATCCACTGATCAAGCTCTGAATCCGGTACCTGTGCCGGTAAAAACACCTCAATATGCAGTGTGGCCCGCCAGGTATCAGCATCCAGCTCTTCACCGGTATACTCTGCATCCGTCAGATAAACCGCGACCGCCGGAAAATCCGCCTCCTCAAAAACAGCGGGGCGACCATCAAACAGCGTCGCCCCGGTGTCATGCTTCTCCAGTGCATCCAGTACGGCTGCACGGATATCAGTATGTTTCATCGTTTTATCGCAATCCTCAGTTGTTGTTTCAGCGCGTATGCCAGTTCTTCTGGCAGGCGTTCACGCCGGATACGTTCAATATTCTGTTTAAATGCTGTGGTCAGCGGCACCGCCATCGGGATTTTCACCACATCAATGGGGTAACGGTTTTTCCCGGCCACACGCTGCATGACATGCCACCGCCCATTTTTCAGTTGCTGAATAAACGCGCCGGGAATGCGACGGTTACCCACCACAAGCACACTGCCGCCACCTTTCAGGGATGAACGCTGCCCCTTTTTACGTCGCCTTCGTCGGGACAGAACAACCCGCGCATTACCCAGCCTGATTACGGGCAAATCCCCCCGGTTAACTTTGATTCTGACCTGCGGATTTTTAACCGTGGCCCTTTTCAGCCTGGCTCTTTCCTTTACCAGTTTCCGGCGTACCTTTGTCTCACGGGCAACCTGTGACGCCGACTGATTTATTGCCGTTGTGGCCACACGGTTAATGGCCATTGCTGAAGCAGCAGGAATGGCGTTTTTACGAACCCGGCTCAGATTGTCAATCGCCTGATCAAGTCCTTTTATCACCATAATTTCACCCTGCGTTTATCGTCGCCGGTTAACTGCGGGTGGTTGCCCACGGTTGAGCCAGAGATAACAGCTGCCCCCGTCATCCGGAGAAACACGATCCACCCAGAACATCTCGCCGTTAATGGTCAGCGTGTCACCACGCCGCACAGCACGCACCGTATCCGTCCGCACAAATAATGACGGGCTGCTTCCTTCAATACGGACCCCGCCACCGGCAAAACCCAGCGACTCCGGATCGTCAAAAACCCCCTGAACTTCGCCGCCACGCTGTGCACCGGAGGTGAACTGCGCACGGATCCCCATCACTTCAACGATCGTACTGTCCACCCCGGCGAGGGCAGCATCAAAGGCATTCTGAAAATCACGCATATTCAGCCGTTCCGTGCTGTATCATGGCCGTTGCCAGTGATGATGGCACCAGAACACGCATACCCCGTAACGCCAGCTCAACGGGACGACCTGTCTCCGGGCAATACCCCATTACTTGCAGGCACTTCCGTACCCGGACGGCTTTAACATCATCCGGAGAATCCGTGTTGTTCAACTGCTCACCATCGTCTGTGTCATTTTGATCAGACCCGCTCTCATCAGAGTGCATAATGCCCTCCCGGGAAGCTGCAAGCTCCTCTTCCCACTCAGACACACGCAGAGCAATATCCGCAGCACTCCCCGACATATCCACCTCGCGCCCCAGCAGACCAGCCAGTTGACGAAGACGATTCAGGTTTTCTTCTTTTGTTGCCATCTCAGCCCCCTGTGAAAAAAGACACGGGGGCATTTCGCCCCCGCTCCCGGATTATTTCACCTGTACCACCACAAACTCATCCGGATCCGGCAGCACCATCAGCGGCGCGGACTGCGTCATGGTGAATTCACGGGCCGGATCGCCCACGGTCATCCAGTGTTTCGGATAACGGGAAGAGGCCACCACACCTTCGGACAACGCCTGCGCATCCTGAATGGCACCATAGCAACGGATGCCCTCCGCTGACGTATTTCCCAGGACCAGCGTGCCCTCCGGCAGATAACGTTTTTCGGTACCGTCCTCTGCCACATAAGACGTTTTCGCCACCACAATGGCCAGATCGCCGTAATACCCCTTGAAGGACACCACTGCGCCCAGATCTTTCACTGCCGTTTCGAGTTGTGAATTTGAGCCGCGACGGGTATCCAGTTTTTCGCGGAACAGCTTAAAGCCATTCAGCAGACGCCAGACCGTACCGTCCATAATGGCGATATTCACAAGACCGCTGGCCTGATCGCAGTAGAGGTCAATATCATGCGTCGGATCAAACGTATCACGGTCCTGCTCAGACCATTTTTTACCGTCAGCCTGCTCAATGTTATTTCCTTCAGAGCGCCCGAAATCCACCTCGACAGTATCAAACTGCTCCCCTTCCATGGTGTATTTGCCATACAGCACGGCATTCACCGCCTGCATTTCCTCCACCTGGACAATGGCATGCTCTTCCTGTTTGAGGTTATCAGTGATGATACGCAGACGACGGTAGGCCGGGTCGTTCAGTTGCGCCGGATCTTCACCGGGAAGGCGCTCCACCGCCTGCTGGTAATTAAATTCGTGTTTCGGCTTGACGTAGCCCGGACGCAACACGCGGGTTTCACCACCACGATGACGCAGCACTTTTCCTTCAACAACCGGGGAGACATAGGCTGCCACCGGCGTTTTTCCGGTAATTTTGTCCAGCATCACCTCTTCGGTGTGGAAATTCACCGTACGGCGGAAAAACAGTTCCAGAAACAGCGCACGAAATTTCACTTTTTGTTCGGTATAACCGAGTAACTGGCGGGTCGTAAACAATCCCATAAATCAGTTCCTTTCATTCAGAAATCAGTCAGGCCAACGCGGTGGCCTGATAACGTGTTACGGCAGCGCCGCGTGACTCAGGGCTGTGCCGACAAAGGCGTTGGCCTTTTTGTGTTCATCCACACTTTCAGGCCAGCGGATTGCCTCCGTCGCAAAGGTCCCCGACTTGTAATACGTCAGCACCGTCTCTGTGCCTTCAAGCGGCAGTACCAGTATGCCAGCCGCACTACCGGCTTTCTGTCCGTCCCAGACCACCAGTTTCCCGCTGGCTTCATCCAGCATCAGGGGCGTCAGTGCCGGTGTTGCCTGAGAAATCCCGCTGCTGCCTGTGGCGGTATGAGCCGGATCATTACCGGCAAAAATACGTACTTCTGCACGTTGTTCAGTGATGGTTTTCGTTACCATATTGTAAAAACCTCATATTGATGGTCAGCACTGACTTCATGGCATGGCCATGAGCATTTTCACGTCCGCATCACCGTCTGCCGACGTCTGTGACACGCCACCCTGCACGGCTGCCGGTGAATGGTTCGCCATGATGCGTTCAAACATGGCGGTTGTGGATGCAGAAACCGGTTCTGCTTTATCCGGCGATGAGGACAGAATGTCGCGGGCAGCCTCCACCGTCATTCCGGGAAACGCCGCCAGTTTTTCAGCCTGCGCCTCAGCCCCTTTTGCCTCATCCAGAGCCATAATCTGATCACGGAGTGAGGGTCCGGCATCCGCCTGCGGTGAAGCCGCCAGGATCGGGCGGGCTTTTTCCACCGTCATATCCGGCATCGCCGCCAGCGTTGCCGCCAGTTGTTCACGACCTTTAGCTTCTTCACACGCCATAATGCGATCGGCTTCACTCTGCGCGGATGCCACCGGCTGCTGCGGTGCTGCCGCGGCCAGAATCGCCCGGGCCTGTTCAACGCTCATGCCCTGTTGTCCTGCCAGCATCGTGGCAAGCTGTTCACGTCCTTTCGCTTCCTGACACGTCAGGATCCCCATCACTCGCTGGTTCTCCTGCGCGGCGGCTTCCGTTGCAGTTAATTGCGGCATAGTGCCTCCTGTATCATGTGTGTTCAGCGCCGCAGCCATCACGCTGATGGCATCCGACGCATTGATTAATTCATCCGCCAGCCCGGCCTCAATACCGGACTGACCTTCAAAAACGGCAGCCTCTGTCCCCGTGACAGCTTCCACAGACAGCCCCGTATACATCGCCACTTTTTCGGCAAACATCCGGTGCGCCGCATCAATCCGCTGCTGCATGTCCTGGCGAACCTCTGACGGCAACGCTTCAAACTGATTGCCATCCACCTTATGCGCCCCGGCATAAATCAGCGTGATATCCACTCCGGCCTGCGCCAGATGACCGGCATAGCTGACATGGCCCATCATCACGCCAATGGAGCCGATACGGGATGTCTGGGTAACCAGCCGTCGGGAGCAGGCCGACGCCAGCAGCATGGCCGCAGAACAGGCCGTGTCATTACACAGTGCCCAGACCGGCTTCTGCTGCCGGAGGCGGTAAATCATGTCAGCGCAGTCAAACGCACCGGCGGCCTGCCCGCCCGGACTGTCAATATCCAGCAGTACGCCCCGGACAGAGGTGTCCGCCATTGCCTGCTGAAGACAGGCAACAATGCCGTCATAGCCTGTCATTCCGGAAAATGGCCGCATACCACCCAGCCGGTGCACCAGCGTGCCGGTCACCGGCAGTACCGCAATACCGTTCACCACCCGGTAAACACGGGCCGGTCGTTTACCTCCGGCCATGTACTCGTCCGTTTCAGCCAGCATCCCGGGAGCATCAAGCTGTACCTGCTGTTGTGGTAACGAAAGACTTGCTGCCCCCATCTCGCGCCCCAGCGCGCAAAAGAAAACCCGCGCATAGGCGGGCTCCAGAAGCAGCGGTTCATTGAATGCTGCGGCAATAATGTGTGAAAGATTACGTCTCACGTGGTGTTGTCTCCTCTTCCGGCCTGCGGCTCTCCGCTATCTGCTGCTGATACGCCTGCGCTATCCACACCGGACGTGAGAGTCCGGCTTTTTCCCGCTCTGCGGATTCCCTGACCTGCTGGCGGAAAATGTCCTGATAATCCTCACCCATCAGCGCCAGCTCTTTCTCATACGTGCTCAGTCCGGAATCAATACGCATCACCGATTCCTGGACCTCCTTGAGCCCGTCAATGGCCATTCTTCCGGCACCAATCCACTCTGCCCGTGACCAGGCTGATCGCGCCTGATAAAAATCAAAACGTGCCCGTGGCGGACGGATAATCCCCCGAAGAAGTGCCTCTTCCAGCCAGCAGGAAAACATCTGCGTGGCCAGCCGGGCCGCAATAAATTTTCGTCGTCCCATAAAATAGCGCCACGACTCATTGGCAGAGGCGCGGGCACTTGAATAACTGACCTTCGAGTAATCACGGGACAACTGTTCGTAGGAAACGCCAAGACCGGCGGCGATATACCGCAGCAGCGCCTGTTCAAGCGCCGAAAATCCATTGTCTGAATCCTGCGCGGTCTGCAGTTTCAGATCATCACCGGGGAAAAGGTGCGGAATTTTGACACCACCCAGCGTCACGTGATTCGTGTCATACCAGCTGGAGAACTTCTCCAGAATATTAATGAGCGGATTATCCTGCTGACCCTGTGGTGCCCCCGCGATATATTCAAAGGCCTTTTCGGTATCAAGTTCACTTTCAATCGTCGCTGCATACATCGCCTTCACTATGGCCGACTGAAGCTGTGTTGCCTGCAGGGAATCGAGCATCTTCAGCCGTTCCATGACGCTGTAAAACTGATTGGCCCCACGGGTCTGCCCGTCCTCCACCGGCTCGAAAATATGCAGCATGGCCGGACGCCCGGTGGGAAGTTCACGCGGGATCCGTTCCCATCGTCCACTTCCGGAGAACGGAAAATCATCCTCACAGATATGGTACGCAACGGCACGGCCATATCGATCGACCTCCACACCGGCACGCAGAAAACGGTTCCCCATACCGTGTCCTGGCGTGTCCACCCGTTTCGGACTCACGGCTTTAAAACGCGTGCGGAATAACTGCGTGGTTTCCGTATCCCAGACCGGCTGCACAAAGATTTCGCCGTTAAAGGCATGAACGCCCACACCTTCACGGATAAATTCCGTGAACGTGCGTTTCCCTTCCACGTCGATCTCGCCAAACATCCCTTCTGCGTATTCCGACCAGGCCGCCTCCACCTCATCGACAAAACTTTTTGCCGCAGTCTCCCGCATCCCCAGCCAGCGCCAGTTCGGACGGTAGCTGATAAGAAACATATGCCCGACAATATGATCCTTATGCAGGGCCACCGCATTAGCCGCTATCCCGTTATTGCGTACCAGATCATCTGCACGGGCATTCCCCAGACGCAACGCGGGCAGCAGGGCCGCATCGGCACTCTGCGCCGGTGGCAACCACTCCGCCATTTGCCCGCCAAATCCTGCACCGCCCCCGTGGTAGCTGAGACTCTCCCGAAGCGGAACGCCGTTCACATCAATCAGGACAGGCGTTCGTTTCATAACCTCACTCCCAGCGGACGACGGCGACGGCGGGTTGTCCCCAGTACCGACTCCGCATCATTGATCGCACGGTTAAGCTCATCCAGAGAAGCCGCCGTATATTCAATTCTGCGACCATCTTTCTGGACAGACACCACCCGTTTACCGGTTAATAAATCAAGGCGCGCCTGACGCAGCGCCTGCAGTTCAGCGACTGTAACCATTCACTCCTCCGGACAGCTTCGCTGCCAGTTCTTTCAGGGTTGGCCGGGTCGTCTCTTCTTCCCGGGATTTTGCCAGTACAGCCAGATCAAGCTGCCAGCGTTGCACGGACACACGTAATGCCGCGTAGGCATACACCAGGCAGTCCAGCGCTTCGTTACGCCGCTTTTTGTTATCCCACAGCAGACGCATCTTTCCTTTTTCCCACTTCTCCACCAGTTCTTCCGCCACCAGTTGCTGCGCCTCTGTCTGCGAAAAAATCTCCGGATCATCAGGAAAACGGATGGCATACGACGTGGCTTCATCCGCAGGCGTGGGATCGGCTTTCATACGGGCATAGAGAATTTCTTTTGCGGTGTCTGTCCCCACTTCACACAGATACACGCCCCGCTGATTGCGGGTTTTTGGCATGGTGATCACCGGCTTGCCATAGACAGATGCGCCTTTTACCGGCAGCACCCGGAAAACACCGTGTTTTTTTGATCTCTGATAAACAATTTCACCATCGATCCCCCCGGTGTCCCAGCAGACACGGGAAATGGTCATTTCGGTACCGTCTGCATGGCGGTATTTTTTGTTGATCGCCGCATCCACACGTAACAGCGTCTCTTCCTCATCAGGACGCCCCATAATGATGATTTTATCCACCAGAAAGGCTTCCTCTCCCGGAGCCCATCCCCAGACATACATCTCAAAACGGTTACGCTGCGAGTCAATGCCCGCCGTCAGATAAACCACCCGGGCAGGCACCGCTGCCGTGTAATGCACGACCTTATCCATCAGCACCTGGTGATCGAGTTTTTCGCCCACGGCCTCTTCCCAGGTCTCGCCCAGCGTGGTGTTCACAAAAGTTTTCAGGCCGTTGGGATCTTTCAGTGCATCCAGCCAGTCATAGACTATCTGTACCCAGGTGGTGAACGGACTGTACGCCGTCCAGATATGGAAAGTGATGGAGCGCGGCGGCGGAATTTCATTACCCGCAGCGCTGAAAAACGTCAGGCCGTCACGGGTCCACATGCCCGTGTTTTCACAGATCCACCGCCCGTTGCTCTGGTCAAGCTCAGACTGATGGATCACGCAGCCATGATGTTCACAGAGATAGAAAACGCTTTCGGGGCTGTCCTTCTCCCATTTAAGGCCAAAAGGCGTGGACTCATCGCCAAATTTCAGATACTGCTCCTCCCCACAGTGCGGGCAGGGCACATAAAAACGCATGAAATGCGCCGACTCGTTGGCCGCTTTTTCGATCTGGCAGGAGCCTTTTATTTTTGGCGTCGAGCCGCGAATGGATTTTGGCCATACCGAGCCCTCAATACGCTTATCCCCCAGCAGGGTTGGCGAGCCCTCTTTTTCGACATCCGGCTCGAACGAGGAAAGTTCGTCATAGCAGACCACGTCCACGGATTTTTCACGGTAGTTTTTTGCTGCCGCACCACCCAGGCACCAGAAGCCCACCCCCGATGAAAAGCGTTTCAGCGTGAGAGTATTGTCACGATGTTTACGACCCAGCCACGGGGAAAGATCTTTCAGGCATGGCACGTCCCGAATCGTCGCCTCCACGTGAGACTTCATAAAATCTTCAGCGGCAGAATCCGTGGGCTGAAAAAGCAGACTGTTTCGGGATTTATGCTCAATAAAATACCCGACCACCCCCAGCAACATCTTTGTATAGCCAACACGGGCAGATTTAATCAGATTAACAGTGCGGATCTGATCATTCCCCATGCTGTTCATGATGGCGATCTGGAATGGCAGCGTTTTCCATTCTCCGTCACCGTATGAGGAGTCTTTAGGCAAATAATAATTTTGATCAGCCCATTCAACTGCCGTCATCGGTACAACTCTGACCAGAGGCTGCAGCGCAACCGAAACGGCAGCCATCATATTATTCAGTTGTTGCTCTGATATATTCATCGAGTAAATCCGGTAATTTATCCCCTGCCCGCGCACACTGATTTGCGCCCTTTGCAATAAGGGTTTTCAGATGGTCAATATGACGTGGCGTTAAATCCGGGAACTGTCGCTGCATGGATAACGGAATGGAATCAAGCGTACTGGACAATGCCATCGCCAGTTTGCTGAGGGCGAAAACGCAGAAGTCTGAATCGATGAGCTTACCTTCGGTTACCTGATTTTTAAGTTTTTGAGCTACAGCCTGTTCTTCTGTCAGTTCAGCTCTGGCCCGAAGCAGCCTTTCCTCCAGTTCTCCTCCGTCATCAGGTGTTCTCTGATTGTGTTGTCGCCGCTCGCGATCTATCTCCAGTACAGTTTTAACGTCATATAAAACTTCCCTCCCCCGACGTTCAACAGGAGGAACGCCCCATTTATCAAATGCCTGAACAGAGATACCGATGGAGGAGGCCATATCACTTTTATTCAATAAAAAGGCCATCTCCTCTCCATAAGTCATCGATAAAAAGCGAAACAACAACCATGTGTTTTTGCAAAACCATTTGATATCATTGACATTTTTCGCATTGACGACATCAAAACACATCGTAAGGTTGTTGTATTGATTTTATTTTCACCTTACTTATCAAGTAGATATACCAAACAATTAAACAACAACCACCCCCTCAAAAAATCTCATAAATAGTGAAAACGCGCGAGGTCGCCGCCCCGTAACGGGTCCATATGCCGGAAAGGACCCGAGAAAATGATAATGATTATCAGTTGCAACAAAATCCAGTTTCTTCCACCATCGCACCGGACCAGCGACCATGAGGGGACAACGCCGCGCTCCGTTAACGCGGTAAACCCCGGTGTGTATCGTTTTTGATTATCCCCGCACACTCGCGCAGAGGAGTCTCCCTGTCGGGCTGCGGTCTCTGTTAATGCAGGAATACGGCGACAATACCGCGCATGGATAATAAGGTCGCTCAACACACTGGCTGTAATGCAGCCGATACCATGCGGCATTTAGCTGCATTCATCGTACACTCAACGGTTAGCTCTTCATTCGTGGCATTCACCTGAAAGGTCCGGGAGTGTAATTGCGTACATTTACCACTGAACGAACCTTCAACAAGAACACGACCACACTGCAAAATACGGAACGGAATTGTTCCCTGAAAAGGCTTTACGGTTACCAGTAATTTCTTCATGCATTCTCCGGATAACAAAAATACTAGTTAATACACTGAGTGCGGATATATTCCTTCGCCCCTTCCAGCTGCTTCTGCATTGTCATCAACCGTTCTCTGAGGATGAAATAATCCCGTTCAGCGGTGTCTGCCAGTCGGGGGCCGGTTGCATTATCCACGCCGGAGGTGGTGGGGGCTTCACGCACGGAGCCTGGACAGGTGGCTTTAACCCGCAGGCGCTTACGACCAGCGGCAACATCAGCACGCAGAGTTTCATTTTCAGCTCTCGCATCGGCTAATTCCCTCGAGTATTTAGCATCGAGCGCAGCAACATCGCGCTGGCGCTGCTGCATATCAGTAATGGTTGCGTTTGCCAGCTCCAGCTCTCTGGCTTTTTTATCGCGCTGCGCTTTGTAGGTGATGGCGTTATCGCGGTAATGATTCAGCCCCAGACTAAGCGCACCACAGGCCACCAGCAGGACAATAATCACCACACACAGAACACGGTTCATATCACCACCATTTCACTGTTTTCTTTTTCCAGACGTTTTTTTGCAACAGCGAAATACCGGTCATCCTTTTCTATTCCGGTAAACCGTCTCCCCGTCCGGATACATGCAACACCTGTTGAACCACTCCCCATAGTAAAATCCAGTACCCTGTCGCCAGGGTTGCTGTACGTCTGAATCAGCTCTTCCAGTAATGCAACTGGCTTCTGGGTCGGATGCCATCGCTCCCGCTCCCGCGCGTACTCCAGAATATTTGCGCGGTATTTTTTCCCCTGAGGGAGATTAAAAACCACAGTGCCGTAACCGGAATTCACTTTGCACATTTCTTCATATGTCATGAAACCCGGCATACGGTCGATACCAAAGCGTTTAATTAACTCGTTGTACGTATCCTGTGAGCAGAGGGAAAACTGGACTGTGTTCACGCGAAAAAAATGCTCTGCCCGACAGTGCCCCAGTGTTTTGTTAACTTCCTTGTCTGTCCTGTGGCCAATGAAAGAAAGGATATTTCGGGCGTACTCCCTCAGCGGGTGGTTTTTCTCACTGTCATATTTTTTCCGGAAAACAACGATATCCTCGAATAAAGATACAGGTGCTTTTTTTACTGAAAGCGGGTTGGGGAAATGCTCCTTCTTCCACACCATACGATATAAAAACGGCAGGTTTTTATCCGCCAGAGTAATCATCGTGCTTGTATGCGGCTCCTGGCTGAACATGACCAGCACACCGCCCACCCTCAGCAGTCGTTCGCACTGTGTGAAAATATCTTCAGGATTTAAGGCATCGTCCCATGCTGTCGTACTCTTATCCCATGTACGGAGTGTAAGCCCTTTAATGGTTCCATACGGCGGGTCACATAAAACCAGGTCAACACTTCCCGGTAGTAATGAAGGCATAACATCAAGACAGTCACCGGAATACAGTACACATTTCATGTTTCTGTCACCCCACCAGCCCTGACAGAGTTAAGACGCGCCAGGCAGTGGAAAAGCAAATAGCAACCAGCATTAGTGAAAATGAAATGCCGACGATTACACAGAGGATCTTCGCCAGCATTATGAGTTTGTCTGACATGTTTAATCCTCCCTTCACGATTTCAACGCAATGACCAGTTTTGCCAGCCCATACAGCATCGGAGACACAGCGATACCGACCGCCACCCACTTAATAGCAAAAGCCAGTGCTCTGCTGATGTCATCAGTTACTGGCGCTTTCAGTTCAAGGCCGTTTTTCATAGTCAACCTCAACAGAATTCGTTTATACTTTTCCATGTTCTCCCTTGCCTTATCCAAGGTCAGAAACACAAAACCCCGCTTGCTGCCAACAAACGGGGTTTTTACTTTTATTCACTTACATTTTGCCAGTTCGCAGGATTTCGTGTTATCCGTCCATGTAAGCAAACCTCATTTTTCAGCAAAATATTCTGCTTATCTGTCGATTTCCCAGCACGCCAGCGCGCTCTCCTGGTCTCTCCGGGATACCTGACCGTAACAGTTATTTGAGCGAATACGGCAGTCTCTGCCACCGTCCTTAATCCACCAGCGAATCGCCTCACACGCTCCCCTGCGATCGCCTGCATTAATTCGTTTATAAAACGTCGACGGGAAACACTTACCTGGGCCAATGTTGTAAGGACAGAATGACGCGATCCCCGCTTTCTGGGGTTCAGTCAGTGGCACTTTGATGTTTTTCGCCACCCATGCCAGCGCCTTATCACGTTCAATGGCGTTAACCTGGTCGCATTTTTCCTTCGACAGCTTCATGCCAGGGACGACAGGCTTACCATCCACCCGGGTGGCACCACGGCAGATGGTCCAGATACCCGCACCATCACGGTATGCCGTGCTGTGGTTACCTTCTTTTTCGTCAAGAAACTGGTCGAGGATTTCAGGCGCAGGCGCACCTGCGGCAATCAGCGCCAGAACAGCAGCTGACAGGCCGTATTTGATTTTTGCGTTCATGTATATATTAAATATTCAGCCGCTGTCCCTGGCCCACTAAATACGCACTTTAAGATAAGTCAGCCCCGGCTGGATCCAGCCATCAGGCTCTTTCTTAAAGGGTGGCGTATTGAAATCACAAAGAAGAGCCTCCCGCACCGCAGCATCCCTGTCTGCACCACTGGCAAGTGCTTCAATCTCTGCCGCCAGCTGCAGATATCCCATGCAGCGACCAATGCGCTTCATCAGCCCCTGTTTTTTATTGTTCTTCAGGTAATCAATGGCAAATTCAATGAGCGTCTCACTGTGCTGGTGCGATGGCGGTGTTACTTTTCCATTTTCTGATATGGTGATTTTCCCGTCATCACCGGATACAACAAAGGATGGCCGGTTACACTCCCGTTCCTGGTTTTTGTCCGACACAGGCACAGTAAAATCACTTTCATGCCCGTTTTTACGACAGTCCTCGCCACGTACCGCAGCAAATACCGACAAGGCATACTCCTTTGCTCTCGCTTCATAGTCGCTGAATGTTGTTTTCGGATCGTAGTCTTCCCTGTACATAACCGACAGAACTTCCTCATGATCAATATGAACACTGACCACGCTGCCTATTCTTTTGGTCAGCACAAGACGAGAATCTTCCCCGACTTTCACTCCTGGTGTCACACGTGCCGGAAGCTCCACATTAACCATCGCGCTCTGCACATCATCAGGCGCATTTTTTACCGGTTCGTTGACCTTTTCACGCCCCGGGTAAGTGGCGATTTTTTCCGGCATTGTCCATGAAGAAATATTCTGAAAGCCACATCGCGCAGTCCCTTCGCGTAATCCGAGAGCCGCATCCATGAAAAACTGCTTCGCCTGTTTTTTCGCCTCAGCTTCGTAAAATTCCAGCGTGGCACCTTCAGTACGGTCAAGACTAATCGCCACATATGGCGACAACAACGACGGCTGACCGGCAATTTCCAGTGCCACCGTAACAGTTATCTTATCCGGGTAATGATTTATCCCTTTTACAACCAGTTCATATTTGTTATTCATCGCTTTACTCTCCCCGGGCCGCCTTACGCCGGTCTTCTCTGATTTTAAAATACAGGTTCGTCAGGTATGTCAGCAGACCAAACAGCAGACTCCCCAGCACGCCTATTGCCGCCCACTGAGACGGGGAAACCCTGTCCAGCAACTGCAGGAACCAGTAGCCCGTTCCCACCGCTGACGTGGTGTATGACACACCTGTTGTGATTTTTTCCATCTGGTACATACCCCGTCTCCCGCAATCCGGAAGCTCACAACAATATAAAGACCACCGGCACACACCGATGGTCCCTTGCGCATGCTTACATCATCATGTCGCTGTCAGGTGTGGGTTCACCGCCATCTGAAGCACTCCCCTCACCCGCAATGCCTTCCGGCTCCGGAACTGCCGGTGCGCCCAGCAGTTCATCCAGAATGGCATCCACTTCTGCATCAAGACGCGCCTCAAGGTTCTGGCGGAGTTTCTGTTTCAGTGCGCTCAGGACTTCTTCAGAGCGCAGGACTTCCTTCACTGCCTCTGCAGTGACCAGGGATGTAATTTCTGACATGGGATTTTCTCGTCGAAAGGTGTGATTAAGAAAGTTGCAGCTAAATGAGCGGCTCTTCGGGTTTGCTTCCGGCTGACTGACTGGCGCTGATTTTCTCTGCGGCCCTTTTATCAATCTGCCTGCGCCAGAAATCGCGCACTGCCCTGTACCCACCCGAAAGAAGATACAGCACACAGACCGCCGTACAGAAGTACAGCATCACCTGATGAATAAATGTCATAATTTCTTACCGTTATGGTTGACAATAAAAACTGTTTTCATTTAAAAAACAACCGATGTACGAAAGCATCTTTTCTTTACATTCTCCATTGGGATTACCTCCGCCAGCTTCCATTCCTGCCGCTGGCGGCTTTTTTTATCATGCCGCGACGTCCGCGTTGTTCACTTCCACCTTCACACTGTCAATCAGCAGCGTATATGCCGCCGCCTTTGATATGTCTGTCAGTTGCAGTTTGTCCGCCGACCCTGATGCCGGAGATTTCACCAGTGTGAACGGTGTACCCCGTTTCTCATCCAGTACCGGCATCACCTGAATGCTGTTGTTTCCGGCAAACTCAAAAGCCAGTGTGTGCCATCCGTTATCAAAGACCCCGAACGTATCCAGCTTCGCATTCTGCTTCTTGTGGTACATCGCGTTCAGGTTCGTCGCATCCGTCTGCAGGAAGAAGGACATCAGCATGTCGTTGCCTTCCTCTGACAGCGTCACTCCCTCCGGCAGGGACGGCAACTGCCAGTAAATACCCAGGGCAAACTGATTCGGCACCAGTGCGCCCGGCACCTTAAACCGCACGCTCACACGTCCGCCTTTCTTCAGCAACTCTGCTCCCTGCCCGGCGGCATCATGCTCCAGAAACCAGATGTGGCTTTCCGGTTTGTTCAGTTGCAGGGCCTTACCACCGGTGGCACCCTCATCACTGACCACAGCCTCAGCGATGTTTTTATCAACACTGTCTCCGCTCGCCGGTTTGTGATAATAGCGCCAGCCCTGTGATGCCAGGTCTTCACCGGACGCCAGCAGACTCATCAGGGTTCGGTTACTGACCGGGGCTTCCGGCTCTCTCTCCGGGCCTTCACCGGAAGGTCCGGTGGGCTTCACCGTATCAGGCTGTTTTCCGGTAATGAATTCAGCGGTTCTCCCGGCATGCACCAGAATCGCCGTTGCCAGACGGTCGGAAATAATCCCACGGCGTGCCCAGGTGACTGAAATGGCTGGCCCTGTCCACAGATGTCCAGGTCTTCTGGTCATTACGCCACTTTGAACCGTAATAACCGACGGCTTCCAGGTCCGGGTCTTCTGCCGGGTCATTGGTCTGCACATTCGCACCATTCTCATCCGTCATTAACGGTACAAAGAAAATGTTCTGCGACTCCTTACCCTTATACCCTCCGTATACTGATGCATACCCTTCCGCATGACGCTGCTTCCAGAAATACGTTGTGTCCCCGCAAATCCACGGTACCGTTGATGCGCTGCCTCCTGTGCACTGTGATGCCTGACCGGCAAGGTCCGTTCTGAACTGATTCACCATCGCACTAAACAGCCCCGGATGCTGCGCATGCGTCCCCACTGCCGCATCACCTTCTCCCTGCATCCACACCACCGCAAGCAGACGGTTTTTCGGGTTCTTCGCCAGTGCGGCTTTAGTCCGGCTCACCAAATCCTGATACAGCGGCTTACCCACACCCCAGCGCAGTGAATTTTCCGATGCACCGGCTGATTCGCTGTATGTGCCGTCTGCACCCGTTGTGAATGCCGAAGCACCACGGCAGCACGGAACCAGCAAAATGCCCGCATTCGCCGGTATAAACGGCAGCAGTTTTTTGGCGATATGCAGCCCCTGCCCCACGGTTCCGTACTGCCCCTTTGACAGGTCCGCTTTCGGATGGTTAAGACGGCTCATGTCCTGCACATCATGCAGACAATGGTCCGCCGGAATAATGTCGTTATACTTACAGGCGGCACCGCCCGGTGTCACCGTACTGCGACGCGCCAGCTGCTTAATACGCGGGTCCGGACGGTCATATGTCTCCGGCAGCGGAAGGCCTTCACCATACGACATGCCGTTTGACTGCCCCGCCAGAACAACAACAAAGTAATACTCCGGTTCGCTGGTGGCGCTGATAACTGTGCCTTCTCCATCCGACGGCTTCACCACCACAGGTGTGGTGACATCACCTTCCGCCGCAATAGCCTGCATCAGGGTATAAGGCGTGATGGCCACCGGACTGCCAAATGGCTGCCACCCCTCCTTCAGTTTTTGAGTCAGTCGCTCCGCAAGGTCTGACGGCGACGCCGCCCTGACCACGTCATAGTGTTTAAATGCCATGAATCCTCCCGGTCGGGATAATGTTGTGAGTCAGATAAGGGGCGGGCTGAAGTCCGGAAGTTACAGGACAATGGCAGGAGGAAGACTACAGCCCGCAATACGAAAAAGGCCGCGCAGTTGCGCAGAGTGATTACTGTCGGGTATTATTCGCCAGCTGAAAAATTGATTACTTCACGTTTTGTTGTTTATTCCTTGCTGCCCGCATCTCACCATGCGGGCTTTTTTTATCCATAAGAAAGCCCCTCCGGAGAGGGGCTGGAGTAGCGCTATGTACCGTTCATTACATGATGCCGGGTGCCTCCCGGTGAGTTCAGCCCGGTGCCACCGAACCCGCGTCATTCTCGCTAACGATCATCAGAGACCATACCGTACACCAGCCGCCCCTCCGCACAGGGGGATTCATCATGCAGAAATTTTTTAACAAATTCTCAGTCGGGAAGACAACCTTCAACTGACTGAATTGTGAGCAACATAGCATTTAACGGGGAACCTGTTTTCTGCAGTAAAAAGGCCCACCGGAGCGGACGGGCCTGGAAGGATAGCGGTCATGTGATGCCGGTTTCCCGGTAACTCAGCACCGGTATCTGAGTCAACGTTTTCTCTACTGGGTCATTTCCGATACGCCCTGCCTGCTGACAGGCTTTCATCACATCTGAAAATATAGCACCCTGACTGATACTGTAGTACCCAAGGTTCCAGAAACTGTGATGTATCCGGCACAGAAAAGCCCCTCCGGAGAGGGGCTGACGCTGCGTATCTGTATCATCATGCGCATGGTGCCGGGTGCCTCCCGGTGAGTTCAGTATCAGCACCTGAACCCGCACAGAAAGGATAAGGGATGTAACCAAACACCTGTCGCTGATATGCCCCTCCGCTCAGGGGGATTCACCATGCCAGTTTCTTTTAACAAACTCCCCGCAAATCAGACAACTGTCAACCGTCTGAATTGTGAGACATTTAAAATTTTCGGGGCAACAGGAAGACAATCATCACGACACCGGCAACCAGCGACCGGCACCAGATTTAACGTATGTGCACACAACCTGAACCGGCATCAAAAAACAAACCGTGCACTGACAGAAAACGGGAAACCTCCGTCCGCTGATCATCACTCATTAAGGACCACACAAAGGCGTTATGCTCATCTTCAAGTTTCCGTCTTCTTGTTTGCCTTACAAGCAACTCAGCCGTCACCTGTACAATGTCAATGACCTCCTTCTCTTCAGCAATGTACGGCCTGTTCCAGTTGTCTGTGTTAATCTTCTCCGTCACCGGCGCTGACTTTTTGCAAGTTTCCCCATTAAACCCGACGCCATAAACAACAACATCATCGCTTTGCTTTTCGTTATCAATAATGACGAATAATACAGAAACCGATGTATCAGCGAACCCGCCTGAAATCTGAACCAACTCAACAACGCGGTTGCCAAAATACTGACGCATTGCCAGCTCACCACGCCTGTAACCAACCCCGGGAAAGCACAAAAAAAATGAAAATCTTGCCTTCATGCTCGCCAGAACATAAAACGCGTCATCCAGAACACCGGAGGTCTTTTTATAAGGCATCATCGCTGAAATCTTCTCCCTGATATCCGCGCTCTGTGCTTTGTACTGTAGCGAAAAAGGCGGATTCATGATGACACAATCGAACGTGTCCGTGTCACTGACATCATCGATGGCGTTGAAGAAATTTTCATTGACCGTCTTCACTGTGGCATCCGGGAAATTATCCGGGATATGCACCAACGGAGAGGCCTGTATATCCACAGCATACAGACTTCCCACCGTGAGAAACTGCTCCAGTTGCCCGGAGCCACACGCACCATCAAAAATACTCAGGGGCAGATCACCACAATATTCCCGCACTTTTTCAGCGACAAACCGACGCAAAGGAACGGACGTGATGTACTCTGCGTATTTTCTGGCGACATCGCGATTATTGGACTCCTGAAAAACCATTTGTGAAAGGCTCTGTGGTTGATATGCGCCGGGCGTGGCGCGGAGGCAAAAAAGGCCCACAAAAGCGAGCCAGGAAAAATAAGTGTGGTGCGTTGTACTGGATTCGAACCAGTGACCGATTGCTTAGAAGGCAATTGCTCTGTCCGGCTGAGCTAACAACGCAGTGTACAGATAATGGACCGCCATCGAGGACTCGAACCCCGCGCAACCAGCTTCGAAGGCTGGCGCTCTATCCCGATGAGCTAATGGCGGTATGTGATGGTGGCCCTTGCTGGATTTGAACCAGCGACCTGGCGATTATGAGTCGCTCGCTCTCACCACTGAGCTAAAGGGCCGGGCGCAGGATAATAACGGTACGTAACTAATCCTGCAATATCATCCGTTCTGACTGGCTAAATCCTGAACTTCCCTGACCGTCTGCTCAAAACGTTCAGTCTCCAGCTCAACGCCAGTTGCACGACGCCCCAGCGCCATCGCTGCTTTGACTGTCGAACCCGACCCCATGAAAAAATCTGCAACCAGGTCACCCGGACGACTGCTCGCGCTGATTATCTGCTGCAGCATTTCTGCCGGTTTTTCGCACGGATGTTTCCCGGGATAGTACTGCACCGGTTTATGCGTCCACACATCGGTGTACGGCACCTGCGCCGTCACGCCAAAATACCGCCGCAGATGCTTATATTCACTCTGCAGTTCCGTATAGTGTCGGTTCAGTTCACTGTATGTGCTGACCAGTTGGTGATGTGGCTTTTCCAGTTCTCCGCGCTGATGCTTCTCTTCTGCCACCCGGGCAAACAGCGCCTGTAATTTCAGATAATCGCTTTCGTCCGGTAGCTGCCACTGACTGGCACTGAACCAGTGCGACACCATGTTTTTCTTTCCTGTGGCATCAGCAATCTGTTTTGCCGTTATCCCCAGGGCAGCACGTGCATCACGAAAGTAAGCAATCAGCGGGGCCATCACATGCTGTTTCAGTGCCCTGCCCTTCGCCTCATACCCGGCATCTTTCGGACGATACGGCCCCTGATAATGTTCCGCGAACAGAATGCGCTCTGTGGCGGGGAAATACGCCCTCAGGCTTTCCTTGTTGCACCCGTTCCAGCGTCCGGACGGCTTCGCCCAGATAATATGGTTCAGCACACTGAAGCGTTCACGCATCATGATTTCAATGTCAGATGCCAGGCGATGGCCACAGAACAGGTAAAGACTTCCGGCAGGTTTCAGCACCCGCCAGAACTGCGCCAGACACTGGTCCAGCCACTTCAGGTAATCATCGTCGCCCTTCCACTGGTTATCCCAGCCCTCAGGCTTCACTTTAAAGTACGGCGGGTCCGTGACTATCAGGTCAACAGAATTTTCGGGTAACGACCGGATAAATTCCAGGCAGTCGGCGTTGATTAACTCACAACTGGATATTTTTACAGTATTAAGCATGGATCATTAAGCCTGTCTCTGATAGGCTCATTCTGCTTTTGCGCAAAGCAGTGGGCCTGAGGTTTGCTTGTGATCCGGACGCATGAGCAGATGGCTGGTGAGTGCCCCTAACACCCACCAGCCGCCCATTTACCACAAATAAAAAAGCCTTCAGGACTGAAGGCGTCTGTAACAACCGAACTGATAGTCTGCCAGACCCGCCATAACAAGCTGGGTCAGTATTAACTGGCAGCGTTCACGTGAAAGATAAGTATTCTGCGCAATCTCCCCGACTGTCGCCGGTTCGGTGGCACTTAATTCATTAAACACCACTCTGGCGGTTTCTGTCATATCCTGCTGTTTCAGCATGTCTTTTTCCCTTTTCCGGTTAACGTGACACACCAATAACTCTTGTCAAAAAAGCCAGCAAGCTGAAAGACCGGTATTCACCACCACCAGCGCGTTTACTGTACTGACGAGATTTTCGGACATAAAAAAAACCACCTGGCGGTGGTTTTTTCTTACTTTGCCATCGCGTACAAAATCGGCAAAATATCAGATTTATACGAAACATACGCGATTTAATTGACTTTTGCAATATCTCGTCGTGAAAAGGTCGCTTTTTGTTGCGCTCTTATTTTCACGGAGCAAATCAAGGATTCTCTATCGAGGCGCTTAAAAATATCGCACATCTCACGCCAGTAGTTCGCATAATTATGGCTCCAGTTATCAGGCTTAACTCCACACAGTCTGGCAAGCTCCTGTCTCTGGTAGACCTCACACCCGGTAACCCATCCTCTGACATCCTGTGCCGCCAGCCAGATCAACTTCTTCACACGCTCCAGCGTTTTCACTGCAATTTTTCTGGAGCCGGACTGAGTTTTAAATTCACTCCACACCCACTGTGTTATGGTGACCTGATCTTCCCAGCAAACATTTCCACTGTAGCACCACAGTAACCACGCCTTCTGATGTTCTTCCAGTTCCAGAACGGCACGCCGCCACGATGATGTTGCAAACTCAACCGGACTGACCAGAGCAATTGACGTCCCTTTCGCCAGTGATTGTTTGCCCGGGATCGGTGGATTATCCCGCGTGATCATTTTTCCGGTTACCTCATCGCGGTAACGAATTTTTTTACGTCTGTAACGCCCTGTATCGAACAGGGCATTTTCCTGCCAGGCTTCCAGCTGGCCTTTTGTCGACCCACTGAGATCCGCAGTGGCAATCATGAGTTGCTCACGAACAAACTGTAAATACTGGCTATTCATGCACACCCACCTCTGTAATTCTTATCTCCAGCCGTCCACCAGATACTGGCTGGCCACGTACAATATTGATTTCATCAAACTGCTCATCGTCCATTAACAACCCCGCGTGCGTCAGCGCATCCAGCGGTGCTTTCAGAATATTGTCCAGGTCACGGCGGCGCTTATCCGGTGGCTCTGCAATAATTTTTATTGCCAGCCGTCCGGACAGGCTTAATTTCAGTCGCTGCTGGCGAACAATAAGCGCCACTGCCCGGCGATAACGCTCCCCGGCTTTTGATACAAAATATGTGCTGCCACGGCGTCGCCAGTAAGTGTTCACCGTCGGCGGGTAAGGTAAAACCAAATCTATGAGCATCAGTCACCTCTTTTACCCGAGCACGCCAGTCGCAAAGGCGTGATCAAGAAAACGAAAAATTAACTCAATCTGAGAGCCGTACTTTTTCTCAAACTCCAGCGGGTCTGCATGAAGTTCGTTGTGGTGCTCCCGGCACAACGGTAGCGTGAAAATATCGTGGGCCTTTGTCCCCATTCCCCCCTGACCATGACCAATCAGGTGATGCGGATCGTCAGCAGGCTTACCACAACACGCACACGGCTGTGTCTTTACCCAGCGCGTGTATTTCTCATTAACCCAACGGCGACGTTTAGGCCGCCTCATGAACGATTCAGGAGACTCCGGATCAACGGCGATACTGACAACCGTTTTTTTCTGTGGTGGATTTTGTTGCTGGTGGACGTGAAGTGGCAGCGCAATATTTTTTGTGCGCTGCTTCAGTATGCTGATGGCTGTCTGTTCTCCCGGTACGATGTCACTCTCACGGTATACGGAGCGGATTTTTTCCGCTGGTAATCCCAGCGAACGACGCGCTACTGCCTCAGGTAGTGCATCCACCACCTGATTGCAGGCCGCCCACCAGGATAATTCGGCCAGCGATAACTCCCTCTCCTGCGTGCCGCTTATTGCGTGACGGATGACGTCAATCATCCAGGCAACCAGATTCTGCTGAGCAAGTTGATCGAGTGATTCTGATGTCTGGTCGCGCAGCTGGTTGTCACAGTGCCAGCACAACACCATCGCGCCGGTACCGTAACGGTGAATGACGGTTTCGCTGTGATGATAATCGCCGTGTGGCCACTGGCAGGATTTCACGTGACGTAATAACCAGTCAGACAGTGCACCTGCACCACCCGCAGCACGAATCACCCGTTCGTTGCTGAAAAATGGCAGTAATGTTTTATCCTCTGCCAGCGGCTGTCGAACGGCGGGAACGACTCCGGACGGCAGACCGCGCATGTTTTTCGGTTCCGGCTCCACCAATATTCTGCCGTTATGGAATGCTGACATTGATTCACGGCCCGGCTTAAGGAGCACCATCCCGAGTTCCGGTACCAGAACAGGTCGAAGTAATACCCGCACGTTACCTCCAGATGCGCTGCTGGAATGTGCGGGACGGACGCGGTGGGCGTTCGGAATAAGGGAGCCTGACGGAGATTATCCAGTGACGACGATCGAAGCTGAGATCTTTCTGAAACTCGTAACCACGTCTGCGGTAGCACTGGATCAGCCATTCGGCCTGTTCTTCAGTGCATGGGGGATGCTGGTACCAGTCGGTTTTAAATACGTGCGAACGCCGCCCTTGCCTACTGGCAAGGGCGGCAGAATTGTGCAATCTGGTATCGTGCGCCATCGGGATCTCCGGTGGCACGGTGTTTCTCAGCGACGGTTCAAGTCAGCCTGATTTTATAGCTGCTTCTGAATATCATCAACAGGTAATCCTGCCAACTCTCTTACCTCAGAAAGAAGAGAAAGGCTTACAACAACCTCATTACTTCGCATAACAAAACCACATTGAAAAGAACCATCACTGTTTCTGTAAACAACAACCGGGCGCGTGCTCTCATAAAACCCCGGGATCAAACTGGCTGGGATTTTCACAACACCTCCTGACGTAAAGGAAATGAAATGCATTATCGCTTCTCTCGGACTATAACCATGAAAAGAGACGCATTTCACTCAGTAAATCTGAGGATTTTATGCGCAAAAACAATGACTTTTTCTGTCTGCCGTTTATACAATCTGAATTACGTCTGTTTTTTGAACAACGATAAATCAGCAAACATTCTCAAATAAAGATTGCCTCCATAGTCCACATGGTGTAACACTATGTGTTATATAAAATGCAGAGGCAGGTATGCGAATTTTCAAAAACGCCTGGTTTGAACGTTTCGCCCGAAAACATCGGATTTCCGATAAATCGCTGCGCGAAATCGTGGAGCAGGCCGATAAGGGGATCATATCCGCAAATTTGGGTAGTGGTGTCATTAAACAAAGATTAGCCCGAAGTGGTGGCGGAAAATCAGGCGGTTACCGGACAATAATTTTTTACCGCGTTGCAGAAAAAGCCTTTTTCATCTACGCATACGCAAAGAATGAACGAGAGAATATCACCGCTATAGAGGAAAATGCTTTTCGAAAAGCCGCTCCCCATGTCCTCAATCTTACTGATGAACAGCTGGCACAATTGATTCTACAAGGCCAGTTCACGGAGGTACCCAATGAGTAAAAATTACCGCAGTGATGCACTTGCATCTGTACATGAAATGATGGAGTCACTCCATGATATCGGTGCAATCACAAAACAAACTATGCGCGAATTCGATGAAACTTGTCTTCAGCCTGCGCCGGTAATGTCTCCAGAAAGGATCCGTGCACTGCGAGAACGAGAGCATCTGTCTCAACCTGTTTTTGCCAGATACCTCAACGTCAGTAAAAACCTGATATCAGACTGGGAACGAGGAGTGAAACGCCCGGGAGGTGCAGCTCTTCGGCTTCTTTCAGTTGTCGAGAAAAACGGGATCCAGGTAATATCCTGATATTCTAATACAACAAAACCCGCCGAAGCAGGTTAAGTGCGGGTGCGTTGAGGATGCCTGGCACATCAGAGGTGGCGAGGGATTTCTCCCTCGCCTGGTCTCTTACTCCTCAGGTTCGTAAGCTGTGAAGACAGCGACCTCCGTCTGGCCGGTTCGGATTCGTACCTCGCAGAGGTCTTTCCTCGTTACCAGTGCCGTCACTATGACGGTTAAACAGATGACGATCAGGGCGATTAACATCGCCTTTTGCTGCTTCATAGCCTGCTTCTCCTTGCCTTTCGGCACGTAAGAGGCTAACCTACATTTGTGAGACATAGATTGGGCCTCAGATTAATGTTAAGCGTCTTGCAGGACGCGAAATGTTAACTGGGGCTTTTCTCTATCTGCCTTTTGGTGTTCATGCCTGAGACAGATAGCCTCAAGCACCCGCAGCGATTTTACAGAAATAAGTTATTATTTTCTATCTCACCCTTCACTTATCTCATTCCTAGCTATACTCATCGTTCACACAACATTAAAGGGCATAAAAATGACCGTTCATGGTATACAGGAAGGCAGTATTGTTAACTTACGTGAAAAAGATGGGGAATGGCTTGTAGTACAAACTATTAAAAACGACGACCTTACATATCAACTCCGAAATACAGATACCAGCGAAGAAGTAAACGTCGCACTTCAGGACATTATCTCCCCAAATAAATAATCAAATTAGCGGGGCGAACAATGCCCCGCACTGTGCTACTTATCATCCCCAGCGGCAAATCGAATACACCACCAGCGCCACCGCCATTGCAATACCAACATTTGAGAAGGCTTCAGGCCAGCTCATTGGCGCACCTCCTTCGGCGGTTCTGGTAGCGACATCCAGTGTGTGGCTTCACACACGATGGGCGCACCGAAACACTGCGCATACTGGAAGTCACCCGTATTATCCAGGTTAAAACCTGTAAACTGTTCACCCGTGCTGGACACAAACAGTTGTACATCAACACCAACTGGCGGCATTCGCTCACTACAGCTTATCCAACCATCCGGAGTTACCGGAGAATTGCCAGCCTTGCGCATGGCAATCTCCATGATTTCAACCATATCTCCTGGTGGAATTTTACAAAGTTGCCCAATACATTTCTGCTGCCTGGCATATTCGAGGATGTGCTCCAGCTTGATACGATTAATCATGATTTATCTCCCTGAAGCATGGCTTCGCGGCAGTCGTTCCAGCCTTCAGCATAATCACTATACGCAAGAGGCCAACCGTTTATGTATTCACGCGGCAACTTATCAGGCACTGGCGGGGCGGCGTATAGCTGGTGCGTTCCATCAGGCAGCGAGTGACCAACATACTCACCGAACCCGTCAACACACATGCACCCATCTTCAATAATACATGAAGCTACAGGCTTCGCTTCCAGCGATGCCAGTGCGATAAGAGCCAGCTCACGAATTTCACCGCCGTCTATATCGTCAATGTCATCGCGGCCAGAAATGTTAGCCAGCCATTGCAGTCGCTCTTTGGTAATAGTGGTCATCTCACTCTCCTTCTATGCGAATACCAGCAGCAGTCAGTACTGCATTGACCTCATCAGCGTAGTAGTACGTTAATCCACTTGATGATTTAGCCAGCTTGAATGGTTCTGGTAACTTCACTGTGCGGGACTCCTGCTCGTCGATACGCTGTTTTGCTTCCTCCAGTTCATCCAGCAAATCAGCGATAATATCCACTTCACGATGACGGATTTCACGCTTAAACGCAGCCAAAGCTGCATCACAATCCTGCTCAGCGTTTGGACTGTCTGGTTTCTCCTGATACCACGCCAGCATCGACCGATAGTTTTGTGCTGCCTCACGCAGCGCCTGATAATTAATCCCACTCACTGGTTGCCTCCTTTGTGGATCTGCGCTGCGATGCACGAAAAAAAAAGACTCCCGCGTATGACTGTTAAGAGCTGGTGCGAACGCCGCGTTAAGAACGGCAGCATCACAGCCGTCATTGATATAGAGCGCAATTTTTTCTCCAGGCGCGCTTTGGCTTCCTGCAACTGCATACCCCGGCACGCACGCGGGATATACTCAGCAATTTGAGCGATAGATTTTTCGTTCTGTTTAAACATGCTTCACCTCGACAGGCTTGATGGTGTCGATCAGTAGTCGGCGGCGCGTATTTTCTGCAAAGTGGCGGCGTCCGGTTTCTTTGTGGTAAAACTCGTTTTTGTCGACGACCCACATCCGCTCCGTCTGGTGCAATTTTTTTTACCTGCGGACCGTCTTTGGTGATCACGATGCCGGTATGGGTTTTTACGATTGTCATGCCACCACCTCTTCGAATTTCAATTGTTCACCCCAGATTTCACATGACTCTGAACACGAGCCGGTATCGAATCGCCTGGCCTGCACCATCGCCTGATAGTTAATCTTCATCATCCTCACCCCACTCATCACAATAAGCTTCAACCGGAGTTTTTCCTGCTTCATAGTCATCACGCCATGCTTCAGCATCGGCGGCACTTCCACCGCGTAACTCTGCATAGTCCATTAACAGTTCATGCCATTCTTCAAAACTGGCGTTATATTTAGTTGAACCAAAATCAGCCATTTTGTTCTTCCTCTTCGTCTTTTATTTCGTGATATGAGTAATTGCAGTAGTTAAAGAAAATTTCTTTTGCTTCGTCATGAATTTCATCAGGTGTTGCGTCATCGTCCACTTCGAATACATCCTCGAAACCTCCACCGGCTATTCCCGTTTCAATAATTATTTTGAACTTTCGCATTTCACTACCACCCTGCCGGGCGGTCTCCTGATGTTCTGAGGGTGCAGGAATCCCTCCTGTTAAGGATTAAATTTTATTTACAGTGCTGATTTTAATTATTCAGATCTGGATTATGCTTTCTCTTTTACCTGCCGTAGTTCCTGGTAATTAATTTCGCTCACTGGTTGCCTCCTGGAAAATAACGGCATGTCCCAGTTTCTCCGCCAGTGCCAGTTCTGCCTTAGCGCCTGCCGACCGCTGCCAGCCTTTCAGCATATAAACCGCATCCACACAACGAATCATTGCCATGCAAATATCCATGTAATGTGGCTGAGTCAGCCCGTCCGGAAGTACTGCCGGGTTTAAAACGGTATGCCCTTCCCGTTTCAGTGCTTCTTCCGCCTTGTGAAATGCCTCGCAGTTGAAATTTTCATATCCCGTCATTGGACCGGCGATATAAACCCTAACCCTCACTCCTGAATCCTCCTGTCGAAATAAACGTAGTTATTCACTGTGCGCAACTTCATTCCGAACTTTTCGGCAATTTCCCGTCGGGGTACGCCGCGCTGATACAGTTGCCGCGTCAGCTCAATATCACGCTGTGAATATTTTGCCGACGGGTGAAAATCGCCACGTAACATCATGCTGATGCCCAACTCCCGTGCCTTCGTTCTCACTGCCGCTTCAGTTCGTCCGATAAGTGCGCCAATGCTTTTCACCTTCATAGTTCCCGCACACTGACGGAGTATCAGGATTTCAGCCCGGCACCACTTCTTCCAGCCACTCACTGCTGCTCTCTGGTGGCGGTAATATCCCGGAGAATATCCCGGCACTTGTTCAGCTCCCGCAGAGCGGCACAGACTCGCTCCCACTTCTGAACCTGACCTTTTGCCCGGCGCAGCTCGCGGTTAGCCACATGCAGCGATGGTAGAATCAGGTCATCTGCTTTCGTTTCGGTGACCGATGGCTGTAACTTCACAATGTCTTCCACGATTTCTGTTTTCATTTCTTCCTGTGTTTCCGCTTCCCGGACTGGTAACGCAACACCTGCTGGCTGAGGAAAGGCTTTACCATCGTTTTTCTCTGCGGATGTAACTTCCAGCTCTGCTGGTAAATCAGCGCCCGGTATGCAGTAACGAAATTTACCGCCCTGATTCACGCGAATCAGACGCCCTTTGCTGATTGCCATGGCCAGCGATGAATTCGCCCGGCGGGAGGTAATCCCGAACATCAGTGCCAGCTCATCCGCCGTTTGTGGGCCATGTTGTTCAATCGCCTCAGTCAGCATTTGCGCTGTCACTTTCGGTACCGGTGACACTGGTTCACTTTCACCAGCCTGAATCAGCCACCACATCGACCCCTTGTTATCCGCTTCACCGCGGCGCTTCAGTTTCCACAGTTCGTTGACAGCATCTTCGCGGCTGATTCCAAGGCGCGATGCCACTACCTGTGAAGAGGCTCTTTTCAGTGCTTTCAGTGCGTCAAATACGGTTTCCATTAAAATTTCCTCCGGATAAAAATTACTTCTCAGTTCCTGTGCTGGCTGACGTTCGGACGCCAGCTCTCCCAGTTAAACGTCACCCAGCGACCACCGTTCATGGACATGCGGTCCATCACCCGCTCGCCGAGAAGTGTATTCATCGCTGCATGGTTAAGATTTGTCAGCATCCCCACACTGAGTAACGATGCCGTTCTGCGGTCAACAATCTGATTCAGCGTGACCTGCTCATTACGCGTATCCCGTTGCATGCCAATTTCATCCAGTACCAGCAGGTCAACGCCACACAATCCCTGCAAAAATTTTTCGCCCGAGTTTTTGTTGTCGTAGCTGCCATGTAACGCCAGCATCACATCCGCCACTGTTATCACAATCACACTGCGACCTTTCGCCAGAAGGTGGTTGCCAATAGCCGCCGCCAGGTGGTTTTTTCCTGTGCCAGGCCTGCCACTGAAAACAAAATTCGTACAGCCGCCTTCCAGCTCTGCCGCAATGGATTTCGCCTGACTCAGGGCATGGCGCTGACCATCGTTCTGCACCCGGTAGTTACCGAACGTACACTTCCGGTGAAGCGGCTGGATACCGGAGCGGTTAATGATTTTTTCAACCCGCGTCTGATGATTCAGACGATTAACCTCCTCGCTTCGCTTACGCCCTTCAGCAAGCTGCCATTCCCGCCACTCCGCCACCGTACGGTACGGAGGGATTGCATCCTGCGGCACAAATCTGCTGACTCTTGCCAGAACACCACCTGACGTAATGTTTTTCATGATGCGCTACCCCCTGAAACCCGGCGGAATTTCGGTATCCGGTTCAGAAATATGATTCACGCAACGCTGCGCGGGACCACGCCACAGTCGAATAACCAGTTCATCCCATTTCTCACGGAGTTTTTCCGGGCTCTTGATGTTTTTTATCCAGAACGGATCCCGTTGTGCCCGGCTGAACATTTCGCAAATTTGTCTGTGACTTCTTCCATCCAGCATCCGCATTGTGCGCACGTCATTGGCCCACGCCGTCCAGTTGGGCTCTTTCGGTCGCGTGATCTCACCATCGTCACTGGCAGCCTGTTCGTACAGGTTTACAACCCGCCCCCAGATCCACTGCGCACACGTCAAATCCTCCCGGGTTCCCCACTGGCGTTTTTTCACGCTGAACACAACTGCATCAGGATGGCGGGTTAAAAACGCCTGTTCAGCCGTCAGCTCGTCCGGTTGCGAAGCGTCCGGACAAGAGAGTTTTTTATTCTCTGTTGTATTCTCTGTTGTATTCTCTGTTGTATTCTCTGTTGTATTCTCTGTAGGATCATCGGGCCATTTTGACCTGATGACATTGGGCCGTTTTGAACCAATGGAACGTTTCATTTTGACCTCTTCCATCGTGTCATTTTGACCTGATGGAGTGGCGCATTTTGACCCGATGGATTCGTTCACTTTGCCATCATCTAAAAGCGCGCTATCGTAGTTAATTGTGTAAAAATTAGTCATATCACGCTTCGATTTATTGAGCTTTTCGCTACGCAAAAGCCCCAGCGCTTTCAGACTTGCAAACGCACGCTTTAACGTTGACTCTGACCAGAACGGAAACTGTTCCAGCCATTGTTCCGTTGTGTTGTAAATCCAGCGAACGCCATCACATTCCATGCCGGAACTGGTATCCCTCAACCAGTAATGCAGTTGCTGCAACACAATGGCTTCGTTTAAACCAATCTTCATCGCCAGCTGTGTGTTTATAACCAGCGGGCGTTCAGCAAAAAGAAGGCTCATAATTCCATCCGGCTTTTTGTTGGTACTGGTGACGATAGGCACGCTTGAAAGCGATTGCTTTTTCTATAAGCTCGTCTGTCTCACGTTCCACAACAGCTGGATCTGCAAAAAGCAGCCCGGACTCCACCACATCGCCATATTCTTTGTTTAACCCGGCAATCATGTACGTAATGCTTTTTCCGTCAGTAATTTCGCGGTACAACCTGAAATCACTAATCCGGATAGCCTCCATAATTGCCGGAATCAGCGCCGTGAATTTTTCTCGCTTATCCCTGGTGTCGATAGCCTTCCAGCGTTCGAATATCTTCACCCGGTTAACGCCAAGCGCACGCTGATCAACCCCGCCATCATCAAGCGTGACACGCTGAACATCGATGTTCGGGCGTTCCTGTAGAGCCCAGAAGGCTTCAGTAATTAATATCGTCGCCTGCTCCTGCGTCATTCCTGGTCGGCTTATCCAGGCATCCAGGGCATCGCGTGCCTGCTCAAGGGTGATTTTCATTGTTCAACCGCCCCGCCCGCTTCGTCTTACGATATTCGTCATAAACTTTGGGGTCATACTGAAGCTCCCCGCCGGATGCCTCTTGCAGGCGCATCGCGCGACCTTCAGGTACTAGCTCCCCTTTCCAGCTATAAAGCGAAGCCAAACGAATACCAGCAGCTTGTGCGAGTTTTGTTTTTGAACCGAAATACAAAAGTGCGTCAGTTTTAAGCATTTAAAGCACCCTGAATGTTAGTCATGACTAACAAAATAGATGTTAACAAAAACATAGTCAATAAGATTTAGCATTAGCTAACTATGGATACAAAAAATTTAACCATTGGCGAACGCATTAGATATCGCCGAAAAAGCCTCAAATACACCCAAAGGTCTCTTGCTAAAGCCCTGAAAATTTCTCATGTATCGGTTTCACAATGGGAACGGGATGACAGCGAACCGACAGGGAAGAATCTTTTTGCCCTCAGCAACGTACTGCAGTGCTCGCCAACATGGATTCTATTTGGCGATGAAGACAAGCAGCCATCACCACCTATTGAGGAGCCAGTTGCTCTATCCCCCAAAGAACATGAGCTCCTTGAGCTTTTTAATGCATTGCCTGAATCAGAACAGGATGCTCAGCTCACCGAGATGCGCGCCCGAGTAAAAAATTTCAACAAACTCTTTGAAGAGTTATTAAAAGCCCGTCAACGAACAAACAAAAGATAACGCAATCAATGCGTTATCTTTTTGATCGCTAAAAATGTTAGCCATAACAAACAAAAGCACTTGACCGGATTGTTAGTCATAGCTAATCTTACTTACATCAAGACACCGCACGGTGTTCTCAGCAAACAGTTCCGCTACCCCGGCGTTAAGGGGAAATGAGGTCAACATGGATACGCTCAATCTTGGCAACAACGAATCTCTGGTATGCGGCGTGTTTCCCAACCAGGACGGCACGTTTACCGCGATGACGTATACCAAAAGTAAAAAGTTTAAAACCGAAGCTGGCGCGCGTCGCTGGTTAGCCAGAAACACTAACTGATTAGCACCAGTAAAAACAGGTTGCCACTGGTTAATTTACCCTGAAAAGTCAGGGCATAACACGAAAGCGCACGGAGAAGCTCGTCTCTCTGTACTTTGTCGCTAAATTTAATTCGACCGTGCGCTTCCGGTTGTGGCAATCCGCGAAATGGCGCGGCGGTAAGTATGGCTGGGGTTTCCTCCATTGCTCCAGAAAATGCACCGGGTTGTCAGGTTGACCATACGCTTAAGTGACAGCCCCGCCACAATACCCATGTGTAGTCTTTGGTGGCATCAGTTCTACTCCGTGACTGCTCTGCCACCCTTTTTAAAGTGAATTTTGTGATGCGGTGAATGCGGCTAAGCGCACGCGGAACAGTTAAAACCGTAAAGTGGTCTTTTACGGGGCGTAACGGGCATACTTCTGTATTCCGGCGTTAATTGTTAACTGGTTAACGTCACCTGGAGGCACCAGGCACTGCATCAACAAAGTTCACTTCGGTGATGAAGGGTAAGAGAAAATGTTGAATGTAGCTATTGAAAACCAGAACGGGTGGAATTATAGTGCACCTGCACCTCATAAAACGGGTGCCGGGCGTGGAAACCCGATGATGATCAACGCGCATAACCGCGCTCAGGCGGTTTTTTTTATGCGTCAAGCACAGCCACATTCAAATTATGGTGGGGCGTGCAGGGCAGCTGCAAGGCTGGCCGGCTCCGTTGGTCACCGGTATTTCCACCCCTGTACGTCTCACCACCTTTATGGTCGTGGAAAACCTCGGTGGTGAGTTATTTAAACTGATCAACGAGGCTGCCATCATGGCTACTACCCTTACCCTTTCTCACCCTGACGTAACCATCGAAAATGGTCGCGCAGTCACCACGTCTGTTGCAGTTGCAGAGTTCTTCCACAAACTGCATAAAAACGTCATTCAAAAAATTGAAGCTCTGGAATGTTCCGACGAATTCACTGAGCTTAATTTTCAGCCCAGCGAATACACCGACACAACCGGTCGCAAACTCCCAATGTACCAAATCACCAAAAACGGCTTCGTTTTCCTGGTGATGGGCTTCACCGGCAAAAAAGCCGCTGCATTTAAAGAAGCCTACATCGCTGAGTTCGATCGCATGGAGAAAGAACTGCGCCAGAATAACGCCCCGTCTCCCGACAAAATGATTCACGGGGACGGACGTACCCTGGTTATCCGTCTCGACGAACACGGCAATATCAAATTCACTGAAACCGTTCCGGACGGCGCAATGGTCTGCACCCTGGATACCTTCCAGTTTTATCTGGAAAAACAAGGCTGGACTCTTGTAAACCGGAGCGCAATTAAAAATATGACTGTGGAGCAATTACTAAAAATTCATTGTTGAGGACGCGATAATGGAAACGTTATTACCAAACGTTAATACGTCTGAAGGGTGTTTTGATATTGGTGTTCTGCTCAGTAACCGGGAGTTTACTGAAGATGCCATTAAGATGAGAAAATATGAGCCTTATCTTCTCAATGATAATTCCATACTCTCCAGAATTGCCCTTCTTAAACTTGGTATTTTCGGGGGGCAGCAGTGACTTCTGCATTTGCACTGGTAATGACTGTTTTTCTTATAACGGGTGAGCCACAGAATGTGATTACCGGAATTTATGCCAGTAAAGAATCATGCCTCCGGGCAAGAGACGAGCAAAAAATTTCTGGCGAATGCCTCCCGTTAAAAAAAGTATCGCTGTACCTGAATAACGAAATACCGGCTGGATAATCCACCAGCCATATTAACGCCATACCCGTTGATTAAGCATGCCAGCAATGGCAGGGGTTCGTACAACCTTAAAATAGTTATGAGGTTTATCCATGAGCACTGATAAAGAAGAATTTTCGCTATATTGCGAAGCAAAAAATGACAAGGTCAGAAAACGCCTTGGGATTAAAGGGGGTTTTTACTGGACTACAGCAAAAAAATTATCTGTTGCCATCTCACGGTGCGTTGTTGCAATGGACGAGGCAGGCTACGACGCTGATGATTTCAAAAAACCTGTCCGCGTCCATTTCCCCGTTGTGAATGACCTTCCACCGGAAGGCGTGTTTGATACCGAATTCTGCAACCGCTATGAAAAAGGCGGGGAAGATGGCATCACAATGATATTTATAGCGCCTTCCCCCTCAGTTCAGGACAAACCAGCCAGCACTGACAATACCAACGTCAATGGCGAAGACATGGCTGAGATTGAGGATAATATGCTCCTGCCAATTTCCGGTCAGGAACTGCCCATTCGCTGGCTTGCGCAACATGGCTGCGAAAAACCGGTAACGCACGTTTCACGGGAAGAACTTCAGGCATTACATATCGCACGAGCTGAAGAACTGCCGGCTGTTACTGCCCTGGCTATTTCCCACAACACAAAGCTGCTCGACCCGCTGGAGATTCGCGACCTTCACAAACTGGTACGCGACACAGACAAAGTTTTCCCTAATCCCGTTAATTCCAGTCTGGGGTTAATGACTGCTTTTTTCGAAGCATACCTGAACGCTGACTATACCGATCGAGGTCTGCTGACAAAAGAGTGGATGAAAGGAAATCGTGTTTCTCGCATCACCCGCACGGCTTCCGGTGCAAATGCCGGTGGCGGAAATAAAACGGATCGTAATCCTGATTTAGTACACACCCTCGATACTCTGGATGTGGAGATTGCAGCAGCCACACTTCCGATGGATTTTAATATTTATGAAATACCCGTGAGCGTTTATCGTCGCGCAAAAGAAATCGTCCTGAAAAAAGAAAGTCCGTTCAGGGAATGGTCCCCAGCACTTCGCGCAACCCCTGGTATCCTGGACTATTCCCGCGCAGCTATTTTTGCACTTATCCGGAGCGCCCACCCTGAGTTTTATCACTACCCGGGACGTCTTCAGGGGTATATCAATGCCAACCTGACAGAGACCGATCATGAGAATCCCACAACTGAAACTCTCACGGCTGCCCGGCATACACCGGAAAAAGATATCCTGGAAGAAATTAACGGAGGACTGGCTGCTGAGTGCAAAACAGAAGAAGAAAAAAATGATGAAGAAAACCCGCAACCATCTGGCGCAATGGCAGATGAACAGGCAACGGCTGAAACAATGGCAGCGGATACAGTTGAACATCATCAGGACCCGCAGCCGCTGGATGACAAGTCACAGGTAAAAGTTACTGCTGAAGAAGTAAATAAAATTATGGAGGCAGCAGACATCAGTCGACCAGATGCCGACAAATTGCTTGCCGCTTCTCGTGGTGAGTTTGTTGAAGGGATTAGCGACCCGAATGATTCGAAATGGGTTAAGGGGATTGAAACCTGCGATTCTGTGAACCAGAACCAGCAAGAAACGGAACAGAACGGTCAGAAAGCGGAACAAAACAGCCCAAATGCGTTACAAAACGAGCCAGAAACGAAACAACCTGAACCAGTCGTGCAACAGGAAGAGGAAAAAGTTTGTACCGCATGCAATCAGACTGGTGGTGGTAACTGCCCTGATTGTGGCGCAGTGATGGGTGACGCAACCTACCAGGAGACATTCAACGAAGAAAGCCAGGATGAAGCCCGGGAAAAAGATCCGGAGGAAATGGAAAGTGCCGGACTCCCGAACAAGGAGTGCACCGAAGGCGATCAACATGCCAATGGCAATAATGAAACAGGCGAGACAGCAAATCCCTTAATTAAGGTGAACGGTCATCGTGAAATCACATCCACCAGCAGGTTGTGGCACCATCTGATGATTGACCTTGAAACAATGGGCAAAAATCCTGACGCACCAATAGCCTCAATAGGCGCTGTATTTTTCGATCCACAAACCGGAGAGCAGGGGCCTGAATTCAGCAAAATAATTGATATGGGTACATGTGGCGGCACTGTAGACATAAGCACCATCGAATGGTGGCTTCAACGCTCTGGCGAAGCCCGTGCCGCCATTTTAGCTGATCGAATACCGCTTGATGATGCGCTTTTACAATTACGGGAATTTATAGACGAAAACTCCGGTGAGTTTTTTGTTCAGGTCTGGGGAAATGGAGCCAACTTCGACAACGTGATTTTACGCCGTTCATATGAACGGCAGGAGATCCCCTGCCCGTGGCGTTACACCAATGATCGCGATGTAAGAACGATGGTCGCTCTGGGGTTGGTGATGGATTTCGATGCCCACAACGTCACCACATTTGAGGGTGAACGCCATAATGCCCTGCACGATGCGCGTTACCAGGCAAAATACGTTTCAGCTATCTGGCAAAAACTGTTCCCGAGTCAGGCTGATTTTTAATGTTCAACCCTGATCGCCGCTAACCGCATATAGTTAGCGGCGGTTATGAGATATAGCTATGAGCAGCTTATTTTTAACCGAAGATGAATTGCTAATATTAACGGGCTGCAAATATGCAAGCCACCAGCGCAACTGGTTAATAAAAAATGGGCTTCCGTTCTATACCAATCGTAGTGGAAAACCGATCGTCAGTCGGGAACTGTTTACCTGTAGAAACACTTTACCACCACGTGAGGCTGAACCTGATTTCGGTGCGATCTAATGGGAAGACGAAGGAAAAATCCCGAACACGAAAAATTACCGCCAAAGGTATACCCCAATAAATATAGTTATGTATGGAAACCGACATCCAGAGAATCTGTAACCTTAACTGCAATCGAGGATGGTTTAGCCGCATTATGGAAAAAGTACGAAGAAACAATTAACCATCGCGATCGGGCAATGACATTTGGGCGTTTGTGGGAAAAATTTCTCGCCAGCGCCTATTACAGCGATCTTAGTCCCAGAACGCAAAAAGATTATCTGCAACATCAAAAAAAGCTGCTGGCCGTATTCGGTAAGGTGCTGGCCGATTCTGTAAAACCAGAGCACATCAGACGATACATGGACAAAAGGGGCGAGCAGAGTAAAACGCAGGCAAACCATGAAAAAAGCAGCATGTCACGCGTTTACAGTTGGGGGTATGAACGAGGGTATGTAAAGGCTAATCCTTGTGCCGGTGTAAGTAAATTCAAGGCCAAAAACCGAGAGCGCTATGTGACTGACAAAGAATACCAGGCCGTATTAAGCGTGGCTCCTGTGCCTGTTTTTATCGCAATGGAAATTGCATACCTGTGCGCAGCAAGGATTTCCGATGTGTTGTCTCTGAAATGGGAACAGATCGGAAACGACGGGATCTTTATCCAGCAAGGTAAAACAGGAAAGAAACAGATAAAAGCCTGGAGTCCCCGTCTGCAATCAGTTATAGAAAAAGCTAAACAGCTACCCAAGTCAGCCTATGTAATCAGCAATCAGTACGGCAACCGTTACATGTATAAAGGATTTAATGAAATGTGGGTTGAGGCAAGAAATTTGGCTGGACAAATATCAGGGATCGCGACGGATTTTACATTCCATGACCTTAAAGCCAAGGGGATATCAGATTACGAAGGTAGTAGCCGGGATAAGCAACTTTTCTCTGGTCACAAGACCGAAGGACAGGTGCTAATCTATGATAGAAAAGTAAAGATCTCACCCACACTGGATGTACCATTACCCCAGAATATTCCAACAAAATATTCCAAGTAATTCCAAGTGTGATTTTCGTCATTGACTTAATGATGTGTAAGTGATTGAATTCTGGTGGAGAGAGGGGGATTTGAACCCCCGGTGGAGTTGCCCCCACTCCGGTTTTCGAGACCGGTCCGTTCAGCCGCTCCGGCATCTCTCCGTTCAGATGGTTGCCATGATGCCAGGAAATTTGGCATTTTAACAGTCCCTGTCCGTGCAATTTTGTTCAAGTGACGAGTTTGCGAGCAAAACGATGATTAAGTGGCCCTGGAAAGTACAAGAATCAGCACATCAAACTGCCCTTCCCTGGCAGGAAGCACTATCGATCCCCCTTTTAACGTGTCTGACGGAACAGGAACAAAGCAAATTAGTCACTCTTGCCGAACGTTTTTTACAGCAAAAGCGGCTTGTTCCTTTACAGGGCTTTGAACTGGATTCATTAAGAAGCTGCCGGATAGCACTTCTATTTTGCCTACCCGTTCTGGAGTTAGGACTGGAATGGCTGGATGGTTTTCATGAAGTCTTAATTTATCCTGCGCCATTTGTGGTCGATGATGAATGGGAAGACGATATCGGTCTGGTGCATAACCAACGTATTGTTCAGTCAGGTCAGAGCTGGCAGCAAGGGCCTATCGTTTTGAACTGGTTGGATATACAAGATTCTTTTGATGCTTCTGGTTTTAACCTGATTATTCATGAAGTCGCTCATAAGCTGGACACCCGTAACGGCGATCGCGCCAGCGGAGTTCCCTTTATTCCGTTGCGTGAGGTTGCTGGCTGGGAACACGATCTTCATGCTGCAATGAACAACATTCAGGAAGAAATCGAATTGGTTGGCGAGAATGCGGCGAGCATTGATGCTTATGCTGCCAGTGATCCTGCTGAATGTTTTGCCGTACTTTCTGAATATTTCTTTAGCGCCCCAGAACTTTTTGCTCCTCGTTTCCCTTCATTGTGGCAACGTTTCTGCCAATTTTATCAACAAGATCCTTTGCAGAGACTGCATCACGCTAATGATACAGACTCGTTTTCGGCGACGAATGTTCATTAA